ACCCTCGGCGCGATCCTCTCCGGTGCCCGGGTGCGCCTCGGCTGGTCGCTGCGGGACGCTGAGCGCGAGACCGGCATCGCGAACGCGCACATCAGCCAGATGGAGACCGGCAAGATCACCGCGCCGGGGATCGTCCACCTGGTGAAGCTGGCCAGGGCGTACCGGCTGCCGCTGCGGGGCCTGCTGGAGGCGGCCGGGCAGGGCGGCGACTGGGCGCTCGTGACGGAGGTCAGTGAGGCGGAGATCCGCGCCGACGAGAGGGAGCGGGTCGCCCAGCTGGCCGAGGCACACGAAGCCCGGTACGACCTGACCAAGCCGTGCAGTTGCGGACGCATCCGCCCGCGCACAGGCCGTCCGTGCACGGTGGTGCTCAAGGGCGGCGCTGGCCTGCCGTTCGCTGACCTGATTCGCGAGGGCCTGCCGGATCTGGAGCGGGCAGAGCGGGAGCGGGGATGAGGCAGGCCCTCCGCGACTGGATAGCCTGGCATCCCGCCACGGTGCGGCTGCTGGCCGTCATCGCGCTCACGGCCTTCGCCGGCCTCGGTGAGTGGCTGGGCGGCTACGGCTCTAAGGCACTGACCGCCACGTTCTTCATGTTCTGCGGCCTGATCTTCGGCATGGCGCTGGGGGAGCGGAGGCCGCCGCGATGACCGCCCTGACGGCCCGGAACGTGGCCCTGACTGACCAGATCCTCGCCGCGCTGACCGATGAGGGCGGCCTGCCGATCTCCACGATGGGACTGCTGGAGAAGCTGAACGCCGCCTACCCGGAGCCGACCCTGCGGGACCTGCTGGGCGCGGCCAGCTCGGGCCAGCTCAGCGGCGAGGGGGAACGCCCGCTCCGCGTCTACCACGGAGACCTGCTGCGGATGCTCAACCGGCTGGCAAAGCGCGGCGAGGTCGAGAAGATCGAAGTGCCTGACATGCGCTGCCGGTACTGGCGGCGCTGGGTGCAGGAGCGGCCGTCATGATGCTCACCCTCGAAGCGAGATTTCCCTGCGTCCTCTGCGGATTCCAGCTCAGGCAGTGGAGCTTCCCCACCGCCCGCATCAACCGGCGCTCCATCCGCATCGCCGGCCCGTCGATCATCGCGGGCCCGGAGCGGGAGTGCCCCGAGTGCGGCACCCCCACGGTCCAGCCGGCCGGGATCCGGTACCGGCTGACCGCAGAGTCTGAGGCCGGGGTTGAGGCTTACCGGGCGCGGCGCTGGCCAGAGACGGGGGCCGCGTGATGACCAGGCCCTGGCTCGCGCTGGTGGCGGCCCTCCCGACACTGCCGCTGCTGATGGCCTCAGCGTGGCGGTTCCTCACGGCTGGGCATGAGGCGAGGCGCGTGGCGGGGGCTGCCGGGCTGTTCGTGCTGGCGATGACCCTGTCCGGGGTGAGTGCCGTGCTGTCGGGGCTGTGGCTCGTGACCGGGGTGTGCGGCGTGCTGGCACTCGCCGGGGGCTGCTACTGGCGGGTGGTGCGCCGCCGTGCCCCGGGTGGTAGCTGGTGACCGGGCAGCAGGTGTACGGCCATTCGCTGGCCGGCCCTGAGCGCAAGCGCCGCCCGGTACTCCGGTCTGTGGTGCTCGCGGTGGCTGGAGCGTTCGCGGCTGGGCTGGTGCTCGGGCGGAGGCGGTCCCGGTGAGCGCCACCGTGCGCACCTGGGGTGTCGAGGTCAACGAGGCGGCCATCTGGGCCAGCCGCATGGGTAGCGACTGGTGGAACGAATGGCGGCTGCGGATGGAGCCCGTCGGCCGGATCACCGTCATCACGCCCTCGCTCGGCGGTGACCGGGTGCATGTCGCCTGCGACAGCGAGGACGACGCCCGCTGGCTGGCTGGCCACATGACTGGCTTCGCAGGAGTACCCGCCAGGGCGGTCAAGGTCAGGGCGCAGCGATGAGGGAGTCAGCCGTCGTTGCGGGCGTCCCGCAACTGGGAGATGTACTCGCGGGTGAACTTCGCCGCGCGCCCGATGGCAGATGGCCCGAGTTCGCGCCTGCGGTCAGGTGGCAGCTCGTCGGCCTCGTCCAGCGCCGCGTGCACCTGCGACATCAGCCGGGAGCGGGCGCGGTCGTACTCGGTGCGCGCTTTCGCGATCAGCGCGAGACGTTCAGCCGGCGTCATGGTGATCATTATTGCCTATCAGACTTCGCGAGACAACTATGCGGTCTGACTACGCGAACTGACTTGACAGTATCACGTCCCGCGCGTAGCGTCATTGGCATGAGCAACGCCGACGAAATCAAGCCCGGAGTCACCATCCTGGTCCCCACTGGTGCCGACCCGCTGCGGCCGCGCTCGGCGTACCGTCTGGCGGTCACCTGGGTCGGCAATGTCAGCGCGGACGGGACGTACATCCGGGTCAATGGCGACCTCCAGCGACTTGACGGCTCACCATCCATGCGGCGGACCCCCCAGGGGCGCATCGTCCGCACCTTCTCGACCCCGCCGGTTCTCCCGCTGGCCGAAATCAAGGTCGTGGAGCGATGACGACACCAGCGGAGGGCACCGTGGCCACGTGCGCCACGTGCAGCCAGGAGATCACCCTGCTGGGCGGTCTGTGGACTGACCCGGACGGGTGCGTGGTCTGCCTGGCCAGCCCAGGGGCGTCGCTCACGGATCATGCGCCGACCGCGAAGGCGGCCTGAGCCATGCAGACCCTGATCGCCATCATCCTCATGCTGATCCTGCCGCCCCTGTTCCTCGCTGCGGCCTGCGCCTACGGCCCGCTGGAGAACCGGTTCCTGGTGTGGCGCCGGATGCGGCGCGAGGCGGCGTGGCCGGACGCGGCCCTGGACTACCTGCACGGCCTGGCCCGGCCCATCCGGATCGCCCAGCTCACCCCGTACGGGTGGGCCGAGGTCGTGCCCGGCGAGGGTTTCGCCCCGGCTGGCAGGCACCGCGCCGATGTCACCCGCATGGTGGCCCTGACCGTGAAGGCGGCCTGAGCGATGCTCACCGTGAAGACGTTCGAGGTCACCCGCCAGCCCCGGTACGAGGACTGCGACAGCCTGCACGGCACCAAGCGGGATGCGCCGGATGAGTTCCTGATCGTCGCTGACGGCGAGGAGATCGGCGGCACCTACCTCGGCAGTTACAACGCCGCCCAGCAGGTGCCCGGCTGGGGATGGGACGACGGCGGCAAGTCCGGCGAGAACTGGATCTCCTACGGGCCGCGCGGGCTGTCGTGCGGTCACCAGAGCCGCGAGGCCGCCGAGCAGGCTCAGGTCCGCGAGTACGCCCTGAACCCGGACCTGAGCGACCGCTTCCGCGCCGATGAGCGCCGCGAGCGCCAAGCGAAGATCGCACAGCAGGAGGCGGAATGGGCGCAGCGTGACCGTACCCGCCGGATGGGCGGCGACGAGCCCGGCCCGGTGGTCTGGGCGCTCCCGGCCTGCCATGCCCTGTACGCCCCGCTGGGTGAAGTCAGCGCGGTCAGCGCATGGCTGGCGGAGAACGGCGTCGAGGACCTGAACGGCTGGCACGACGCGCGGCTAGAGCGGCGTGCCGGGCGCATGGCCCTGATTTATGAGGCAGAGACCGATCTTGCGGCGCTGGCCCGCATGATGCACAAGGCCGTTTCGCTCGACGCGACGGAGACCCGCGCGGCCACCATCACGATCGCCCCGCCGCAGATCTCCGCACTGCCCCGGCCCGACCTGCGGCCCGTCTTCGAGAAGCACTACCCCGGCCAGTTCCCGCTGATCGACTTCGCGCTGAACACGGTATGTGCCGGCTGCACTCAGGATGCCCATGCGACGACCGCGGACCAGATGGTCCGCTGGCCGTGCGCTGCGGTTATGGCGGCACTCGGCAGAAAGGCGGCCTGACCATGCGCACCGTCCAGATTCCCATCGTCGTGCAGATGACCGACGAGATGGAGCGCAAGTGGGCAGCGGACAACGAGCTACCGCTGCCGCCCCGCGCCAAGGACACCGTGGACAGCGTGCAGGGCTACGTGCTGTCCCAGGTGCAGGGTTCGGCTCTCGGCCGGTTCGCTGACGTGAGCTTGAAGGGGCGCTGAGCGATGGTCCTCTGCCGCTGCGGTTACGAAGCCGAAGACGCCGACGACCTGTCCCGGCACATCACGTCCTGGGTCAACTGGTTCGCGGAGACCGGCACCGAGGGCCGCGACCTTGAGCACGTGGAGGACTGAGCGATGGCAACGAAGCGGCCCACTCCGCAGGGCATCTCGGCGCTGCTGCGGAAGCTGACCCCGCCCCCCGCAGATCCCCTGACGCGGACCTGTTCTTACTGCCACGCCCGGCCGGGTGAGTCCTGCGTGAATACGGCCTGGGGCGGCGCGATGGACCGCCCGCACTTCATGCGCACGGAGGACTGACCCATGGCCATGACCGCGAGCGACATCCTCCGCAACGCCGACACGTTCCGCCCATCCGGCATGTCCCTGGGGGAGCAGCGGGCACGTATCCGCGCCATCCTGGCCGGCCAGCCTGTCCCACCCCAGCCCCGTGTGCTTACCGCAGGAGAGCCTGTCGTGCTGGACGGGGCGCACGACCCAGACCTTGACGACGAGTACCGGCAGGAGCGTGCCGACTATGCCTGAGACCGACAAGCCCGAGGGCTGGGGCGTCATCCGTCCCGGTGACCGCCGCGCGCACTACTACCGGGACATGACCTCGCTCTGCCGCCGCGTGGGCTTCTACACCGGCCCGCTCGACCCGGACGAGTTCCCGAGCAAGGACGACTGCGCGGCCTGCCGCAAGGCGCTCGGGCCGCCCGCACGCAAGGGGGGCTGAGAGATGATCGACGCCGAGGAACGCGACCACCTGGCATCCGACCTTGCCATCCCGATTACGCAACTGGCCGGCCTGCTCTGCGGCATGCGGAAGTACATGGGCGCTGACGGCGCCGAGTGGCTGTCGTGGATCACCAGCCTGGATGAGCCGGTTAATGAACTGGCCGCCGTCTTTGAGGCTGCGCTCGACGGCGAGGGCGACTACGAGCGTGTGCTCGCCGGGGGGCGCTGGGTGACCCTGGGCGCGCAGCCTGATGGCATCGCCGCCGCTGAGCGCAAGAGCCTCGCCATGACCCTCGAAGCCCTCCGCCAGCAGGTCCAGCAGGAGCGCGACCTCTACTACGAGCAGGCCTGCGAGCACAGCGAGATGGCCGGCCACGAGGTGCAGGAAGCCCGCGCGGCCGGCCGGGTGGCCGCATACGACGAGCTGCTGGCGATACTGCCCACCGCCGCGCCCAGGGAGGGCTGCCGCCAGCCCGGGCCGGTAGCGCGGTACCCGCTGACCTGCCGCTGGTGCCGCAACTCCCCGGCCGATCACGTGGCGGTCTACGACTACCGCCCCCGCGCTGGTGCCCCTGAGCGCATCACGGCCATGCTCTGCGGCCCGTGCGGGCACTCGGTGACGATCCTCCCGGCGGCTTTTGAGCGCTGGTGGCTGTTCCGCCTCACCTCCGATGGCGAGAACTGCGCCACGGAATGCGACCGCAGGCACGCACTGGAGACGACCTCATGACCACTCCCAGGCTCCACGACATCGTGCGGTTCCGCGAGAACGCGGAGACCACCAGCGCTGGCCATGTCACCCGCGTCTGGGACAAGCCCGCAGCCGACCCGTACGTCACCATCCGCTCGGAGGGCCGGACATTCGTCCGCTGCTCAAGTGCGGTCGCCGTGACGCCCAAGACCTTCACTGAGCAGGAGAGCTGACCCATGGATGCCTTCTGGATCGACACCGAGTACAGCGGCGGGATAACCCGCTACGGCGCCTACGTCCGCCAGGGCAGTTTCGAGCCGTACAGCGACAACGACCGTGCCGTTGAGCTGGCCGTGTACGCATGGGAGCGCGGCACGGGGCCGGTCATGTCCCCGCCCTACGTCTGCCGTCACCGCAGGGTCCACCGGGCGCAACTGGCCCGCAGCGACTGGGACGGCTCCCTGCTGGCCCGCGTGGACCTCGTGATCTCCCAGCCTTCCCCGCTGCGCTGGATGCGCACCGACGAGGAGCGGGGCTACTGGCGCGACTGGCCGGTGGACCAGCACGCCGTCCGCCGCGCCGATGAGGCCCCGTTCTACGAGCCGGACAGCGACGAGCTGGCCAGCGACCACTACCTGCTGTGCACGGCCAGCCTGCGCTTCACTGTGCCCTCGGCCGGCCTGCCGCAGCCCCACCCGGACGGTGCCGACGTGGAGACCTGCCAGCGGGCCGTGGCTGTGGTGGTCCGTGAGCTGAACGCCATCGTGGCCCCAGTGCTCAGGCAGATTGAGGAGAGCTGAGCCGTGACCGACGTTGACGACTGGGACGAGAGCCCGGAGGACTACGAGGCCGCCCAGCGCCGCGCCGAGGAGCCACCCGACTCGTACTTCGAAGAGGAAGCCGACCGTCAGCACCAGCGGCACCTGGACGAGGAGCACGGCGGCCTCGCCTGCGACTGCCCGCCGTACAAACCGCCCCGCTGCCGCTGGTGGCGCTGGATGCCGCTCTGGACCCCGCGCAAGGGCTGGCACTGCGGCACCACGGGCCTGTGCGCCGTCACGGGCTACCGGAGCCTGCGGGCTGTGTGGCGTGTCCACCGGAGCGCCTACCACACTGCACCGTTCTGAGGAGACCCCCGAGATGACCACCACACAGACCCCCGCACCGGCCCAGCCGGTCACCACCTGCCCACCGAGCGACGTGCACGACATGATCGTCCGCTGGAGCGACGTGACCGCCGCCGACCTCGTTGTGCTGGATGGCGTCCTGATCACCCGGGAGCGCGTCCATGTCTACAAGGACATCTGGAACCGCGAGACCGGCGAGACCTTCATCCGGGTGGATGTCTCCCACCGGCTGGGCAACGGCCATCTGGTGACCTGCGAGCAGCGTGGCGACCACTACACCGCCGTCCGCCGCTACACCGAGGGCATCAGCGAGCGGGACGCCCTTGTCCTCGCCGCCCTGGACGAGGCCGCCGCAGACCGGGATGAGCGTGCCCGGTACGCCCGCCACGAAGGGCGCACCGATGAGGAGCGGGAGCACGCCGGCCGGGCAGCGCAGTTCCGGGCTGAGCGGGACAGACGGGAGGCTGGGCGGCCGGAGTGTGTCATCACGGGCGGCCCGTGGGAGAAGCCGGGCGACTGCACGACCCACGCTCACCGGGGCACATCCGGGCCGCCATTGACGCACTTCTTTGGCTGCTGGGGATTCCCCGAACACCACGGCTGCGCGGTCGAGCTGATCCAACGGCAGAGCGAGGAGAACGCCCGGCTGATTGGCGAGAAAGGCCACCTTGAGCGGCAGCTACGCGATGCGCAGAAGGTGGAAGGGGAATCCCGGTGACCCTGGACGAAGCCCGCGAGCACATTGGCCACGGCGTGATCTACCGGCCCTACGCCCCCGAACTCGACGCCGTCGAGCAGGGCGAGATCACCAGCGTCAGCGATTCGTACGTGTTCGTTCGCTACAAGGGCGATCAGCACGCCAAGGCGACCGCTCCGGCCCTGCTCACACTGCTGGCGGGTGATCCCCGGTGAGCCCAGCGGAGGAACTACGCCACGCCGCGAAGCTCATGCGTGAGCGCGCCGAGGGTGCGACCCCGGGCCCGTGGCGGCCCGACCCGGGCAACAACGTCAGCGGCAACGTGCGCGCCGATGGCCGGCTGGTGATCGACGGCGGTGGCTATCCGGGTGACGGCACGGCCAAACCCGTTGTCTTCGGTGCTGCCCTCACGGCCGATGCCGTCTACATAGCCAGCATGCACCCACTGGTGGGGCTGGCCCTCACTGACTGGCTGGAGTCCCGTGCGGTCCAGTATGACGCGTACGCCAGCGGCCCTTCCGGTGAGGACATGGTGACCTTCTTTGCGAGCGGTGGCCGCGCCGGGTACCTGGATCCAGCACTCAGGGTGGCCCGCGCCATCCTCGGCACCGGGGAGGCTGGCCAGTGATCCGTCTCAAGCGCCGCCAGCCGCGCCGCTGGAAGCCGAACCGCCGGGAGCGCCGCGTCCTGCTGGCACTCCTGGCCACTCCCGACGGCAGCATGGCGTGGCCCCTGTGCCGGGCCGCCCAGGTGGGCTCAGGCACCGCGTACAAGACGGTCGCCCGGCTGGTGGGCCAGCGCTGGGCCGTGCGCTCGCACGAGTGGCTGCCGGGCCGCCGGGGGCGCGGCATCTACACGCTGACCCCGGAGGGCCGGAGGGTTGCCCTGGCGCTGCTCGGGCTGGAGGAGAAGCGATGATCGCTGTCCTGAACTGGCTGCTGAACCACTGGTACGTGTTCTTCTGGCTGGCCGTCTTCGGCGTATTCGAGGGTGTCCGGGATTTCTTCATCGGCATGGCCGAGGCGGTCGCCGGGGTGTTCGCCCGCCACCACGAGCGGCGGATCGAGCTGGCCGAGGCGATGCGCCCCGCTCCTGTCGCTGCCAGCTCTGCGGCGGTACCGGGCCGCTGCGTGCACCGCCGCGTCGTCCAGATCCGTACCGCAGACGGCGAGCTGGTCGGCTGGCTCTGCCGGAAGCAGGGATGCGAGAGGCGCCTGCCGCCGGACTGGGCGGTCGCGGCCGAGGATCTGCCCGGTGGCAGCGAGACAGGGGACGGCCGCCGTGGCTGAGACCAAGCCGGTGACCGGGTTGCGCACCGAGATCCACGCCCACCTCCGCCAGCACCCGTGGCTGACGGCTAACGAGGTCGGCCGCGTCATCGGCCGCAGCGCTGGCGGCGTCAGGAAGGCCCTAGCCCGGATGGCGCATGACGGCGAAGCGGAGAGCCGGACCCGGCCGCGCGCTGACGGCGACGCGCGGCCCGCAGTCGAATGGAGGGCGACGTGACCGAGCCCCAGCCCGACGAGGTCACCCAGCGCCTCCAGCACCTCCGCGGCCTGGTGGCCGACCTGCAGAACCACATCGAGCGCCGCGCCGAGAAACTGGCCGGCCCCCTGATCGAGGACGCGGCAGAGAAGGCCCGGGGGATGGTGGCCGAAGCCGAGCGCGAGACCCAGCGGCAGCGGGACCTCGTGGCCGAGTTGCGGCGCCGGCTGGAGCCGCTCCAGCGGTTCGCCGGCGAAAACCGGGATGCGGTCGCACGGCTGGCCGCCGCTCTCGGCTACCGCTACCCGTCCGGCCACTGGCTCCCATCCCTCGTCGCTGACATCGAAGCCCGGCTGGCAAAGGAGAGCAAGGACTGATGACCATGACCGAGATGCGCGGCCCGGGTGTTCCCAGCGTCCCGGCCGCAGCACTGGACGCGATGAGCCAGGAGGACTTCGAGGCTCTCGTCAGCACCTCGCTGGGCCGCGACGCGGCCCCCGGAGTGTGGGACGCGCTCACCGCCCCCCTGGTGATCCACCGGACCAAGAACTACCTGACGGGGCTGCGCGCCGACGTGCAGAACCAGGTCGCCGCCGCGAACGCCCAGCTGGAGGAGATCCGAGCGGACTGCATGAAGCGCGGCGGGGAAGGCAAGCAAGAGTTCTTCGGGGCCCGGTCGGCTCAGGCTGACTGGCGGCACCGGACCGCGCATTTCCGCCGGCTGGTGGAGCGCCGCGTCGCGTTCGTGAAGGCCCAGCTGGCCGCCCAGAACCCGAAGGGGCCCGCGAGCGCCCCGGGGACGGGCAAGGTGGCCCGCAAGCACAACCGGGCCGCCCTGGAAACCCTGGCCCGCGCCGTGCTCGCCCACCGCAGCCGGGTGGAAAGCGGCGATGGGGACGAAGGCGACGACGAGACCCTGTGGGCACACCTGACCTCGGTGACCGCGATCACCGGCTCGGGTGAGGAACTGCCGCTGAACCGCTGGCTGGGCTACCTGGACGACCTGAGGGAGGACGACGATGCCTGAGTACCTGATGAAGGTCTCCCGCACGGTCACCCTGGCCATCGAGGCCGGCTGCCACGCTGACGCGGAAGAGGCCGCGTTCACGCAGGCGTGGTCGTGGCAGCCAGAGTCAGCCGCTGGCGGGGACCAGGGGAGTGTGAGCGTGCGCACGGCGTCCTCTGCCCCTCAGTGGCCCACGGGCCGCGTGCCCGGCCATGGGCTGCGCGCCGAGGGCAGGCCGTGCGAGCCGGACGGCTACGGCCGGGGCGGCTACGTGCTGCGCCGGGGCTTCCTCGGCCGGGCGCTGTGCGAGTGCGGGGAGCGGTCACCGGACCTGGACTCCAATGCGGCGCGCAAGCGCTGGCATGTCCAGCACAAGGAAGAGGTGCGGAGCCGTGGCTGAGACCGTGATCCGTTCCGGCGCGGTCCTGCCGGTCAAGGTGCTCACCGCACGCACTCAGCATGCCTGCGACGACTGCCCGCTGCCGATCGAGCCGGGCCAGAAGTACGAGCTGGCCACCTACCCGCCGCACCGCCAGGACTACATGGACGTGGACCACTGGCTGACGTGGCGGACCCACTACCCGCGCCACGACGGTGACCGGTTCCTGTTCGGCTGCGATCTGGCCGCCGCGTACCTGGGAGAAAGCAGCAAGGGAGCAAGGGAATGCCTGACGTAATCCACGACCCGGCAACCGACTGGTGCGCCTGTGAACCGAACAGCGGCAAGCGCTGCGACTACCGCGTGCTGGCGGACAAGATTGCTGAGGAGCTGAACCCGCCGGACGGCGAAGAGGCGGAAGTCCAGATCTGCTTCAACGCCATTGAGGACGCGGCGGCCTACATCGCTAACCAGCCGTGCAGGTGCACGGTCGGGATGGTTGCGGACTGCGACCCGTGCCCGCACTGTGCCGTGCTCGGCCGCCTCGGTGACGTGGCGGTACAGCGATGACCGTGGACCCCATCCCAGACCAGGTGACCGCCTACCTGGACGACGCGCAGAAGCGTTACCGGGCTTTCGGGGAGTCCGACGCGATGCCCCGTCTCCTCGCTGCGGTTGAGGCTGTGCTGGAACTGGCCCGCCAGCCCTCCACGGGGATACCTCCCGTGGTGATCCGCGAGGCCATCTCGGCTGCCCTGCTGCCAAGCTCGCACACCGTTCACTACCGGCACCCACCAGCGTGCGGTGCACCCCTGACGGGGACTGACACCTGGACCGGCAACAGCGACGAAGTCACCTGTTCCGCCTGCTGCAAGGAGGCCCCCGGTGCCTGAGATCAGCTTCGAGGACCTGGCGGCCGGCCTGCGTGGCTGGGCCCGTGGCCAGACCCGTCACGAGCAGGCCGCAGTGGAACTGCTGATCTGGCACGAGACCTGGCTGCGCCGCCCCGACTTCAAGGGCGCGTGCATCAGGCAGCTCGCGGCCGGGCTGGTGGCGATCATCAACTGGGACGAGGCCAGGGAGTTCGTGAACCGCGGCTGCCGGCCGCGCGGGCAGCGCACGCTTCCCGCGTCCGGTTCGCAGCGCGCCATCCTTGACCTCGCCGTGGCGCTCGGAGAGGACGAGTTCCGGCTGGCCAGCCTCGGCCACGTCCACCGCTGGGCGGCGGCGAACGCTTTCGCGGCGGCCTGCGGCCGGAAGCTGGAAGGCGAGATCCCCGAGTCCGGCCACAACCACCCGGACTTCATCCCGTGTGACGAGACCTGCCCGGCCCGGGAAGCCAAGGGCGGCGGGGAGGTGCCCGGTGCCTGACGCTTCGCAGTCCGACCCGGAGATCGCCGCTGAGATGTTCAGCACGCTCGCGGAACGCATCCACCATCGCGGCGAGTCGCGCTCCGGTGCCTACCTGCGGGAGGCCGGCCACGCCGGTGCCGCAGTCTGCGAGATCTGCGGCACGCTTCCCGCTGACGGCATCACCGAGTGGGCGTATCTCTGCCGGACGGCGGCCTGGACGTGACCCTGACCGTCCCGCCCCTGGCGCACGACCTGCTGTGGCGCGACCTGCAGCCGGGGCGCAGGCTGGCCGTCTCCGGCCGGCTGGATGGGCGGCAGCCCAGGATGGCTGTCATGGTGAGCGGCCCGGCGGATCCAGAGGTGCCCGGTGAGTGACCCCGTCATTCCCGACCTCGTGAAGCACTGCCGCTGGTGCTCCTGGTTCCGGCTGGAGTGCCCGGCCTGTGGCCGCCGGTTCTGGAACAGTACGTGGCGCCCGTTCGCCTACTCAATGCACTACGCCGGCGAGCATCTCGGGATCCAGGTGTTCAGGAGGCTGGGCAATGGCTGAGCGCATCCAGCTACGCCGCACGAAGGGCTGGCGCATGCCCGAGGGTGCGGTCAAGGTGGACCGCACCACCCGCTGGGGCAACCCGTTCGAGCCCGGCCGCCGCGTAATCGCTCCCGGTGCCTATGGGTCGCTCGCGTCCCCGTACCACGGCTGCCGGCCCGCAGGCACCTACAGGAGCGGCCCGCGCGCGTACGAGATCCGCAAGGTCCGCGACCGCGCCGATGCCGTTGCCTTGTTCGCCAGCTACATCCGCCACGACCCGTCCGGCTGGCCACCCGAAGACATCCGGTACTACCTCGGTGGCGTGCCCCTGGCCTGCTGGTGCCCGCCGGGCGAGCCGTGCCATGCGGACATCTTGCTGGCCGTGGCAAACGGATGGGAGGTGCCCCAGTGATCACCCAGCGCCTGATCCTCGACGGCGGAACGTGGACGTGCATCGGCTGCCACGGCCCACTTGACGAGGGCATCATCCAGCACCCGCACGACTGCCCCGAGCTGCGCCAAGGCGGCATGTCCGGCCCGCTGCCATCCCCAGCCCAGGTCTGCGCATGGCTGGGCGTCCACAGCTGGGCGATGATCGGCACCGGGGAAGGCGGCTCCGCGTGGCAGCCACCTGGATCCCGCGGCCGGGACTCCTGGGTCGGCATCCCGGACGGCGCCGGCGACGTGCACGCGCTCGCTGGCGCACTGGAGCGGATCGCCAGCCGGTCCGGCCTTCCGTTCGGTGAGGTACTGGCCGGGATGCGGGCTACCGAGGTGGGGGAGAGCAGTGATGGCTGAAATCCCGGTCACCTGCACGATGGCCGACTACGAGTGGGCTGCCGGCGGTCCCGTCCCGGAAACCCTGGTCGCCTGCGGAGAGCGCGTTATCGCGGTCGTCCGCTTCGCCTGCATGCACGAGCACCTGGACGCCGCAGCGGTCTGCGCCGGGTGCGCGGCCGAGGTGCAGCAGTGCGCCGGCCTGCTGCTCTGCCCTCGCTGCCAGGACGGCCCGCAGCCGCACGACTGCAAGCTGGCGTACGAGATCAGGTGGGGGACTGGAGAGGTGACCCGTGGCTGACAAACTCCCGCGCGCCGCTCAGCGCGCCGCTGCTGAGTGGCTGCTGAGCCACCCACAGGCCGGGACGGTGGATCCCTGGGAGGACGCCCGGCAGATCCTGGAAGCTGTGCTGCCGCTGATTGAGCGGGACGTGCGGCGGAAGATGGCCCGGCATGTCCTGGACCTGGATGCCCTGAACCGGCAGAAGACGCGGAACCGGCCGCCGTGGATCAACATGACGACCAGTCTGCGGAAGCTCTCTCGGGGCGAGGAACTGCTGTCCGAGCAGGCCGTACGGGAGCAACTGGAGGCGAACCATGCCTGAGATCAGCACTGAGATGGCAGCGATCCGCCAGCGCGAGCACGACGAGCGCCAGGTGCCCGGAGGCTACGAACTGGTTGCGGTCCCCAATCTCGAATGGCGGCCGGTCAGCGGCAAGGGCTGCCGCCGCCAGGTCGCGGGCCGCAAGGCGTGCCGCCAGCCGGCCGTTGCCGAACTCGCCCGGCGTTACCGCTTCTCTGGCCACCGGCCCGATGACCGGATGTGGTGGGCCTACTGCCCCGAGCACATGTACGGCAATTGGATCGAGGACGGCATGGTCATGCACTGGATCCTGCGGGAGAAGCAGGCTGATGGCTGACCAGATTCACCCGAACACCCGGGCCAATGTGCACGCAGGCAGCCGCGTCGTAACCCGGGACGCGCGCGGCGAATTCCATCAGGGAACTGCGGACTCGGATGTCGAATTGGGCCGGGATTTCCTGGTCGTCTGGATCTACCGCGAGGGGCAGTCACCCGAGGATGCTGTGCCGTGGCCAGCCGAGGATGTGTGGCTCCCAGGAGATGAGCCAGGAGGCGGCGATGCCTGACCCCCGGCTGGCTGAGAAGGCCGGAATCTCGGTCAGGAGGGTGATCGGATCGTGACCACCTGGGGCCGTGGGCTACGCGGCCCGGCACGCACCTATGAGCCACGCAGGTACAACCCGGGGGGGAAGCTGGTTAGCCCACCACGGTTCAAGCAGGGACCGGAGTCCCCAATCCCCTGCGGGCTCTACCGCGTCCGGCAGCGCCATTACCGACGGGAACCCGCGCCGTTGGCCAGCACTCGCGGGCCTGCCCGGTGCCGGTGAAGGTCTCGGTCAGTTGCCGGGCGGCGGTGACTAGTACGTCCCGTCATGGAGCATCGTAGCGGCGGAACATCCTGCGCCTGGTGAGGAAGCACGGCCCGGTCATCCCCCGGACCGCTGCTGATCACTTCACCGCGCCCGTCACCGGGTCACGGTCAAGGAAGACCAGCGGATGCCCGTCGCTGCCGACGAACGCCACCCAGGACTTGTCTTCCGGCTCGATCCAGCCCTGGAAGCCCACTGACCCCGGGTCGCTGTACCGGCCGACCGTGATGTTGCACAAGATGCTCACCTCCTCTCGCTGCTAGCATCGTTTCATGCAGTCGCGCCGATTTCCGTGGAGTACCGCCGCCCGATCATGACGGGCCGCAGGTCTCATCTGGAGGGCTGGCCGAGAGGCAAGGCAGCGGGCTGCTATCCCGTAGTCGGCGCGCAAGCGCTGCGCAGGTTCGATCCCTGCGCCCTCCGCGGAAGCTGGCGCGCTTGGGCGCAAACCGGTCCCGAAAACCGGGCCGCGGTGAGGAGCCGCGAGGGTTCGAATCCTTCAGCTTCCGCTAAGCCGGCTTGATGAACCACCCCGGCCTGTCGCCGTAGGTCTCCGCGGTCATCACGAACTCCCCCCGCTGGGAAGGCTGCCCGGGGAGCGGCCCCCAGACGCGCAGCACCCACCGCTCGGTGAGCCCGGCCCGGCCGAACGTCTCCGCTGCGCTGCCCGGGTGCTTCCAGTGCTCCACGGCCTCCCGCACCTGCCAGACATGGCGGCCGCGGCGGACCCGGGCCGGGGTGAAGTCCGGGCCGTGCTGGAGGATGGCGCGGAGGTCACCCGTCGCGCCGCACCCCGTACCGCGTAGCGAGGATGTGGGCCGGGTGGCGGTCGAGATTGTGCCGGGCCCGGTCGTACCGGCGGGTGGTGCGCGGGTCGGCATGGCCCATGGCGTCCTGGAGGTCGCGCAGGTTGCCACCCGCGTCCAGGTAGTCGGTGGCGAATGTGTGCCGCAGCGAGTGGGGGGAGAGTTTGGCGGCCGAGGGAATTGAGGCCCTGCCGGCAAGGCGCCGGATGAGCTGGCCGATGTACGCCCGGTCAATGCGCTTGCCCGTCCGGGTGGCGAACAGTGCCCCCTTGGCCGGGTCCCCGCGCTCGGCGAGCATGGCGTCGATCGCCTCGCTGAGCGAGGCGGGGATCGGCACACGGAAGACCTTGTCGCCTTTCCCTCGCACGGTGATCACGCGGAAGCCGCGGTCGTGGCCGAGGTCCTGGATGTTGGCCTGGATCACCGAGCCGCACCGCAGGCCACCGTAGAGCAGGAGCCGCACCAGTGCTGAGGCCCGGCGGTTGTCCCGGTCGGCCGCGAGGCACAGCCGGTCGGCCTCGGCCGTGCTGAGCCCGGTCGTCGGCGAGTAGTCCGGGTCGATGTCCGGCCGGCCGTCCGTTTCGGCCGGGTTGGTCATGGCGAGCGGTTGCGGGTCGTCCTTGGTGTTGCGGTAGAGGTACTTGTACCAGGACGAGACGCAGGCAACGCGCCGCGCGATGCTCGCCTCAGCCGCAGGCTTCCCGTCACCGTCCGGCCCATGCTCGCGCTGCCACGCTATCCAGGCGTCCATGTGCATCATGCGCGCGGCGAGCGGGCTCACCCCGCAGCGCTCGCACCACGAGAGCCAGCGGGCGAGATCTTTGCGGTACGCCTCCCGGGTGGACGGCTTGCGCCGGGCGAGCCACGCGGCGGTCAGCATCGAGAGCCTGTCGGCATCCGCCGGGGCTATAGCAAGCCAGTAGGCATCGGCCCGGGGCTGTGCGAGTTCTGCTGTCACAAGTACAGCATAACGTGTGTTATGTGGTATCAGCTGGAGGCCGCTTCCGCGTGTCTTGCGCCGTCCTTACCTGTCACCTTCCGGCCACTACGCTTATCCCATGCGTCCCGCCGACCTCGCCCTGATCGCCCAGGCGCGGGCCGACCTGCGGTCCGGCCGGGCCCGGGAGCTGCGTGAGGCCGCGGGTATCCATCAGGGCGAAGTGGCCGCCGTGGTCGGGGTGTCCCGGGTGGCCGTCTCGCAGTGGGAAGCCGGCGTGACCGCCCCGACGACCGGGCACGCCCTGGCCTACGGCAGGCTGCTGCGGGACCTCGCTAAGCGGGCGGCCTAAGCCGCGCCACTGCGCGCCTGCTCGGCCATCACCTGGTCGCACCGCTCAACCTCGGCCCGCGGGAACAGGATGCTCTTCCCGACCTTGACGCCAGTCCGGACCGACGCTGGGCCGGTGCCGGAGTGACGCCAGTGGTAGATGGTCTGCGCCGTGGTGTGATAGCGCCCGGCCATCTGCTCCACGTCCAGCCAGACGCCACTCTCATCGGCCATGGTCGCTGCGCTCCTAGCATCGCCCTGCGGGGGTCACATCTCTGAATATAGCTCAAACGCTTACGGTTACTGCGGAATGTTCAGTAACGTGTTGCATGTGCAGGACACGAAGGCAGTGTTCGCCCAGCGACTCCGGGAGCTCCGGGAGGCGCGCGGGCTCAGCCAGGCGCGCCTGGCGGCCGAGATCGGCGGCCAGTGCGGCGTGACCCTGGACCCGACCGCCATCACCCGCATCGAGCGCGGCCAGCGCAGTGTCTCGCTCACCGAGGCGGTCGCCTTCGCTGCGGTGCTCGGTGCCAGTGTGGACGAGATGTGTGCAGGCGGCCCCGCCAGCACGGAGCGGGAGCTGCGCCGGGAACTGGCTGAGACCGAGGCCCAGATCGCCAACGCGGAAGCCGCGCTGGCGTCGGCCAACTACACCTATGCGGAACTGCGGAGCCGTGCCGATGACCTGCGGGCGAAGGTGGCGGATGCCGCCTGGGAGGCCCGCAGGCGAGACGGTGGGCAGGAGGCTCTCGCGTGAGCCACACCGAAGATCGCTGGTTTATCACCGCCGAGGGCCCGGACGGCAAGCCAGTAAAACGCAGGACCGCCCGGCACGGGAAGGGCAGGCGCTGGCGGGCCCGCTACCTTGACCCCGACGGCAAGGAACGCAGCCGCAGCTTCCACACGAAGATCCAGGCCGAGAAGTTCCTCACCGAGATCGAGCACGCCAAGATCGCTGGCACCTACCGGGACCCGGACGCGGGCCGGATCACGCTCCGCAAGTACGTGACGCAGACCTGGCTGCCCGCGCAGGGGTTCGACCCGGTGACCCGTGAGGCGGTCGAGTCCCGGCTGGCCAACCACGTGCTGCCGGAGGGCAAACTCGGCAGCCGGCTGCTCAGCGAGCTGGAAGCGCGGCCCTCGCTCGTCCAGGCCTGGGTGACCGGACTGAACCTGGCTCCGTCCACCGCGGCCAAGGTGTTCACGCACCTGGGCTCCATCATGATCGCGGCGCAGACGGATGGCCTGATCGAGCGGAACCCGTGCCGGGCCGGGATCAAGCTCCCGAAGGGTGCGCGGCGCAAACTGGTTCCCTGGGCGCCGGCCCAGGCCGCCGCGGTGCGCGCGTCGCTCCCCGCACGCCTGCGGGCCATGGTGGACGCGGGGAAAGGGCTCGGGCTGCGCCAGTCGGAACTGTTCGGCCTGTCGGTTGAGGAGATCGAGTTCATGCCCGGGCGGGCCGTGCATGTCCGCCAGCAGGTGAAGATCGTGGGCCGCCAGCTCTGGTTCGCGCCGCCGAAGGGCGGCGTCGACCGGCGCGTGCCGATGGCCGGCAGAACGTCGCTGGTCCTGTCAGCGCACATCGCGCAGTTCGCCTGCGAGGTCACGCTGCCCTGGCACGAGCCGGGCACCCGCCGGCACGGCAAGCCGCACACGGCCACGCTGCTGTTCACCACCCCGGACGGCCGTGCGCTGCACCGCAATGCGTTCAACGAGCATGTCTGGAAGCCGGCCCGCGGGGCGGCTGGGCTCAGCGATGACCGGGTGAATGGCTGCCACATGCTCCGGCACGTGTACGCCTCGAACCTGCTCGCCCGGAACGTGGACCCGCGGACGGTGGCCGAGCACATGGGCCATTCGGACGGCGGCGCGCTGGTGCTGCGGGTGTACGGTCACCTGATGCCGGACGCCGAGGACCGGACCCGGCGCGCGCTGGACGAGGCACTGGGCGAAGACGGGGCCCCGAGCGAAGATCACGGCCCCGGCACGGCCCAGGAGTCAGGAGAAGGCTCGTGACCAGGAAGAATGCCAGTCCATGGTGGATTGCCCAGGGACTCCGGCTGATCTGGCCGTTCACCTCACAGGCCTGTCCTGGCCTGCCCGTTTGGCTTCGGTTGTCTTCACTTGGCTTCGGTCAGTTTCGGGCCTCCCACGGCCCCGGCACGGCCCAGCGGCCCAGCACCACTCGCCCGTCCGAGGGAGCATCATGACCACCCCAGCGCCATCCCGCTTCGCCCAGGGCGGGCGGGTCACCATCGTCATCACCGCTACCGCAGACAGCGAGTGGGACGCCGCCACGCACGGTGGCGGCACGCACCTGATGCTCGGCGTGCGCCTCCCGGACGGGCGCCTGCTGACGGTGCCCTGCGACTACCCGGGCATCAAGGTGATCCACGGCGACATCACGCCCACCGTGCTGCACGCCCTGGCTGACGCCCTCGTCTACCACGACGAGGGCCCGCTGCGGCGACCGCGAGCACCTGACCTGGGTGGAGAACTACGAGCGGGCGATCGACGTGCTGGACGGCCGGCCGGCGCTGGCCTGCGTGCCGCCCGGCTGACCACCGCGCCCCCACACACGCACGGGCCACCCGGCCCGCGCGCCCCCGGCCCGGTATGAGCAGACCGGGGGCACCACCAAGTATCAGCAACGAAGGGGAACCATATGTCCCGCATCACCCGCAGGGCCGCGGTGGCCCTGCTGTCCCTGGCCACCGCCGGGACGCTGGCGCTCGGCCTGGCGGCCAGCGCCGCGTCGGCGGCCACGCATGCCGCGGTGAAGTCCTACACCTCCACCGCGGTGACGAGGGTCAGCGACCGCCCGGACTCCGGCGTGCACGGCAACTGGGCTGACGATGGCTTCACCCGCACCGCCTCGGTCACGCTCCTAAGCGAGGTGGCCCTGTCCTACTGCGGTGGCACCACCGGAACGGGCGACTGTTACCACTGGTCCGGCCAGATCACCGACAACGGCACGTTCACCACGCTGGCCGGTGCTACCTCGCCGGGGAACGGTGACCTGAACGGCGGCAGCGCGCCCACCATGGGCGAGGCGGTCACCGGCACTATGAGCGGGACCTACAGCTACGACTTCTACAGCTCGTGGAAGTCCGCGGCCAAGGCGCTCGTGGCCACCACCGAGAACGACCAGGGCAGCACCCCGGGCGGCCGGTTCACCACGGACGCGTGGCCCGAGCAGTTCTTCGGCACCGGCGCCCAGTTCTTCGTCAGCAACACGGCCAGCAGTTCCCTCGGCACTACCGGCCGCTGGGCGTACACGGCCCCGCTGGGCTCGGACCCGGCGTGCCCGCGGCTGTCCTCATCGTGGGTGGACTCGTCGTGGCCGGTGGCTAACCCGTGGGGCGCGGCCCCGGCGCAGGGGAACATCCTGGCCCCGGCTGCAGCGGACTGCTGATGATCACCGTCATTGACGGACACCTGGATGCCCGCTACGAGTTCGAGGCGGACGACTGGGACACGGATGAGCGCGGCCAACTCGTGATCACGAAGGGCCAGGCGCGTGTGGCCACATTCGCGCCTGGGTGGCGAGGGGTGTTCGCCACCCGGCAGGAGATCCAGCCGGAGCAGGGCGACAAGCCCTGACCCCATGAGCCTGGCACGCGCCCCGCACATCCCAGCCTGTTCATGAACGGTGCGGGCTGGGGCGCTACCCCGTCCGGTCCGGCGGAGCGGGGCGCGTGCCAGATCAAACCCGGCCGGGGTGCACTGACGCTGGAGCAAGCAGGATGTGCGCCCCGGCCGGCCCCCATTCCCAGGGAGGTACCGGTGTTCACGAAGTGCCCCAGATTCGCCCAGCTGGCCCCGGGCCTTAAGCGGGCCGCACTGATCGTCGCGGTGTGCGCCGGGGTGCTGGTCATCCTGGTACTGCTAGCCGTCAACGTCGCCGCCGGGCTGTCCCGGCCATGACCGTCGCCGCCGTCCAGGATCTCCTGAGCGCGATGGCCATCCTGATGAGCCTGCTCCTGCAGGGCGCTGTCGTACTGCTGTTCCCCCGGCGCCGGGCCGTGCGCACCGCTGAGGCTGCGCAGGCTTCCCGGCCCAGGTACGGCACGGGTGCCCACCCCGACTCGGGCATTCCGTGAAGGGCGGTTTTCCTCGCGCCCTGGCCCCGGCCGTGCCCGCATGGCGGCCGGGGTCTTCCCTTGCCCGGTGAGAGGATGCCCAGGTGAGCGACGAAACCGAGGCGGGACAGCCGGCCCAGTGGGACATCGCATTCCGCGAGGGTTACGCCAAGGGCCTTGAGCAGGCCAAGGGGGTCACCTACCGGGAGGCGTGGCTGCAGGCGTCGGGCACGCTGAGGCAGAACGGCGTGGGCGAGTGGGTACCAGACATCCCGGTGCCGCTCTACGGCCTGCGCAAGCGCTGCACGTGCGGCCGGAAGTTCTGGACGGCCGCTGGTTACCAGGGGCACTACGCGCTGGCGCACATCCTGCACCTGGCCTGACCCTGGGCATGCGAAAAAGCCCGGCCGGCCACCCCGTGGGGCAGCCGACCGGACTCTCGTCGTCTGGGTCAGGTCACATCGTGCGCCGCGCGGGCCGCACCTTCTGGGCCACCCGGGTGGCGATGGCTTCCACGTCCTCGCTGGTCACCCGGGCGGTCACCTGGGGGACGGCAGATGCCTGCTGCTGCCTGAGCGTCACCAGCGGGGTGATCGCCTGCCGCAGCACCAGGGCCAGCACCAGGGCCATCGCGGGCACGGCGGCGCCGATCTGCGCGCTGGACAGGTGCAGGCCGAACGCGGCCGCGGCAGTTGCGACCGTGGCCACCGCCCCGGTGATCACCGGGACCGAGACCGGCCGGGCAGCGAAGGCAGTCACGATCGTGACCAGCGCCGCGCCGATCGTGGTGACCGCGGCGGTCTGTGCCGGGCTGGCCCGGAAGCCGAACGCAACCCAGGCCGTCACCAGGGCCTGGAGTCCCCACATGATCACTGAGGATTCGGTGCTGACCCAGACGGCGAAGCGCTTGAGCATGGCAGGCCTCCCTTGGTGGATTTTCTGGCCCGTTTCTGACGCTGTGGTGTAGTCGCCTGATGCGTTCGCGATGCGAACTAGATGCTGTGACTCCTTAGCCAGGCGACCGCCTCGCTGATGTCCCGGTCGGCTGACGCTGCGATCACGCGCACCAGGGACGCCAGTTCGGTCAGCAGGCCGGCGTGGTCCGGAGCTGGCGCAGGTACCGGTGCGGGCGGAGTCCCATTGAACGGGTCCGGCTCACCGGTCAGCTGCTCGAACTCGGCGCCGAGGCTGGCCAGGTTGATGCCCTCCGGGTCGTCGCCCTTGGCCGACACCCAGTCCGCGGCGACGGCCGCCCAGAGTTCCTCGCCGTACTTCGCCCACCAGGCATAGGTGGCCTTCTGGACCTTCCCCCAGGTGACGAAGTAGAGGTACTCCGCGTCGTAGCCAGCGAGAACGATGCAGTGGCCGCCCTCGATCCCGCCGTCATCCGGCACAGCAAGCCATGGCTCGCCAGCCTGGAACTGCTGCAGCGCGTTCGCCGGCAGGTTCACCCCGGCGGACAGTGGCCCGAGTTCGGCGCAGGCGGCCCTGATCTCGGTCAGGCTGGCTGGGTCCACCTCCGCGAACGCGGCGAGTTTCACCCCGGCCATGCCGGTCTTGCGGAGGTAGCCGAGCGCAGCCTGCACGGTCGCGCCCTGGTCGGTCGGGTTCTCCCCGGGCGGCCCAGCGTCCGGGTCGTAGCCACCGACCGCCTCGTAGGCCGCGAGCACCTGCGCGTCCGTGATGACCGTCTCGGTGCCCTGCCCGTAGAAGGTCAGGATCTCCGCGAGGTGGCCGTCTCCCGCGCAGGTGCAGTCGCCCAGCTGGTCGTTCAGCAGCATCCCCCAGTCCGGGACGCCGGTCCACATCGCCTCGTCCGGCGGCGGGTTCACCACGTTCAGGTGCGCGGCCAGCCGGATCCGGGGCCTAGACGGGTCGTTGGGCTTGCGGCCGAGTTTGTACGGCACGGGACCTCCGTGGGTCGGTGGGGGCAAGCATGCAGCCCGGCGGGCCGGTGCTTGGATCGTCGAATGCCCTGACCTGCAGTAACGGAGATGCTCTTACGCAAAACCGCAGGTCAGGCGGCGGCCCGGGGATGGGGCCGTCGAGTAGCCGGGGGTTAGGCGCTACTCCACCGCGTAGGACACGTCCCCTGTCCCCGCGTCGATCCGGTGCAGGTGCACGAACTGGACGCCACCCGGTACCGGGACGACCTTCCCGCCGGGCGGCTGCCACGCCAGCTCGACCTGCGTGGTGCCGTGGTCGTGAGTCTGCACGCCGACCGTGGCCATGTCCTCGGGGGTCAGCACGAGCTTGCTCTTCCCGGCCGGGATGGATACCGGGGTGACCGATCCGGCGCCGGGCTTCATCAGTGCGGGCATGTCGTCCTCCGTTGCCGGTGCGGGCTGGGGCGTGGGTGCGGGCTTGCCGAGCGCGGCCCGCATCGCGCCCAGGGACGGGTAGGCGGCCACGTCCCGGTCGATCGGTGACGAGGCGTACTGGTGTACCGCCCAGGTCTTCCACGGTGCCGGTACGTCCGGTTTCCCGGCCGGATGGTCAGGGTCCGCGATCCACAGCAAGTGGCTGCCCATCCCGGCGCAGTTCCCCTCGATGGCGAAACTGCGGAAGGTGTAGAGCAGGGCCCTGCGGCTGGTCCTGTGCTCGAGCAGCGTGAGGACCTCACGGCCCCAGGTGGCCACCCTGGCGGGCGGCAGGCCGTCAGGGACCTCGAGGTCCAGCGCCACGCTGTCAGTGTCGGCCAGGACTGGGTGGAGCACCGAGAGGAACAGGTCCACGGTCGCGGTGACCCCGGCTGAGGGATGGCCGAACAGGTAGGCAACCCGCCCGGCGCCCATCGCGTGCAGCGCGGCCCAGTCCGCGAGAGCGGTGGGATTGGTGTACGGGCCGCTGGCCGAGAGTTCAGTGAACTTCACCCCGGCGAAGGCGATGTGCCCGGCCAGACCCCTCCACTGGCCGGGCTCGCCCTGGAAACTTGAGACGTCGACGCCGGGCAGAGTGATCATGGGCCGTCCTTCCCGGTGCGTTCCTGGTGCGCGCGGTGCGCGGCGAGGATGTGTGCGTGCTCTGGCGCGCCGCCTGGCGTGTGCCTGCGGCAGCAGACGTGCTCAGTGCCGGGAATCTTGTGCCGGCCGATCCGCCAGCATTTGCGGACGGCGCAGTTGTGCTTGCGGAGCAGTACCAGCGGCGCGCTGAGCAGGGTGCCGACGATGGCGAGATCGCCGCCGAAGCCGCTCCAGAAGGCGTACCAGTAGCCCGAGACGGAGTCGAGGCCCAGGACGTGCGCGAGCCAGTGCACCGCCATCCCCTCCGTTCACGGGATGAGGCTGGGCGTGGCCGATGCCGGCGAGCTCGGGGACGGGGACGGCTCCACAGGAGGCGTGCTGGCCGGCGATGTCACGGGGGCACTGCTCACCGCGGCTGACGGGGTGAGCAGCGGAAGCGTGACCGAGGGCGACGGGCTCACCGAGGGAGACGGGCTCGGGAACGGTGACGGGGAGGGCGTAGGTGCTGGGGATGGTGGCGCGGCCGGGCCGCCAAACGTGGTCCCGCTGCCCTGCCTGCCCTGCACGATCGCGGACACCGGCTTCCCCGCCGTCGCCTCAGCCGCGGTGATGACCCCAGCCGCGACCGCGAACACCGCGACGGCCGTAGTCCCGCCGATGACGAGTCGGCGCCGCTCCCAGCCGCTGACATGCCGGTGCAGCCTCGTCCCGCCCTCGGTGAGCACGTCGGCTATCACCGCGGACATAACCGACCCGAGCACGGCCCCGGCGATCGTCCCGGCCGCGCCGAGGAAGGACCCGGCCACGGCCATCGCGACCGCGGCGCCAGCCCCGGCGGCGAGCCGGACGAGTTTGGGCGGCGTTCCGCTGCTCAGCACGCCTCCCCGGATGTGCTGGTCCCAGCGCCAGCCGGGATCAGAGATTCAGGCAGGCCCGGATGCCGAGCACGCTCACGCACACGCCCGCGGCCGGCTCGGGCTGGGGAACGGGCACCACGGACGGGGACACTGAGGGAGCCGGCGGCGAAGGAGGCCGCACCGGGACGGGCGTGGACGGATGCGCCGAAGGCAGCGGCGGCGAAGGAGCCGCCGACGGCCCGGAGCCTCCCCCAGAACTGCCGGGAGTGCCAGGACCGCCCGGGGATGGCCCGGGACCGCCAGGGGAGGCTGTGACGCCCACCAGGCGCGCTGTGTGGACCGGTGACGGCCCGCCGTGGCGGCTCGTACCGGGCTGGCTGGGGGAAGCCGCAGGCGGCACCGAGGGAACGGCGAGCGGCGGCGGCCCGCCGATCACCTGTCCCGGCCCCGGGCCAGACGCTGAGGGCGGCGGTACCACGTTGAACTGGAGCGTCCCCGAGACCGACAGGCCCAGCACCGCAGCAGCTACGGAAGCTGCAGCGCCGAGCACGAGACCCTGCGGGCTCAGCGCCCGCCGCAAGCGCGGGCCCACGTCAGGGGACCTTATACAAAGCCGCGCAGTTACGCAGGGCGAACTTCTCGTGAATGAAGGAGATGAGCGCAGCGTTGGCCCGGCGCTGCTTCGCGGTCTCAGGCCCCTTCTGTGATGCTGCGTACAGCCGGTTCCACAGCGCCAGATCGGCCTTTCGCAGATCGTTCCCGGACCGGCAGCCAGCCACCTGACTCTCATGCTCGGCTGCTGCCCGGGCCTCAGCCACCGCCGCCTTCGCGGTGGCCGCCGCAGCCCGGCTGTCCGCGTGGCCGGCCTGGACAAGCGCCCATACGGCCACGCCGAGCGCCACCGCCAGCAGCGCGCCACCCGCAGCCAGCACCCGGATCAGGATGCGGCTGCGGCGCACCGCGGCGGCCAGTCCCGCCACCTCGCCACCCAGGCCGTCCACCGACGAGCGGAGCCCCTGCGCCGCAGCCAGGGCCTCTTCCACCTCGGGGGTCCTAGCCATGGGCCGGCTCCTTCCCGCCAGGGGCGATGATCGCGTTCAGCGCGCCGACGTTGGCGTTCAGCGCGTCCAGCAGACGGTCCAGTTCGGCCGCGAGCCGGGCGAGTTCAGCGGAGCGGCTCACCGGCCCTCCCCACTCATCGCGGCCAGCCGGCGCAGCAGCACTACGACCTGCTCGGCCTGCCCGACCGCCTGGTGAGCCAGGGCGGCAATGTCCTCGGGGCTCATGTCCGCCGACCCTTTCGCCAGCGCAGCGTCCGCCATGGCCCTCACCTGTTCCGGGGTGGGCGCGTGCGCGGCCCGTTCCCGCAGCGCGGCGAGGTCGTCATCGCTGCTGCCCGTACCGGTCACCACGGTCCTCCCGGTAGTGGCGTTCACCTTCGCGCATGCGGACCAGGTCCTGCAGGACTGGCAGCAGGCTGTTCGTCGCGGCCGTAAAGCTCGCCAGCAGGGGCAGGAGTTCCCGCTGGGCGATCTCCATCGCCGCGTCCCGCTGCGCCTCAGCCTTCTCCTTCTCGGCGACGACCCGGGCCGTCTCCTTCTCCAGCCGCTCGATCTCGGCCGAGCTGTGCAGCCGGCCGCCCACAAAAAGCCAGAACGCCACCGCCAGCAGGCCGAGGTTGGCTGCCGAGGTGATGACCTGCAGCAGGTCGGTCTCCGAGGCAGGCATGCGGCGCCACCCGCCTCCCGGACCTCCCTAGCGATGAGCTTTCACGCCCCCACCTGGTACTGACAGATCACCCGATCCGCCGTGCGGTCAGGAAGCTGTTGGCCAGGATGTGGGTGTTGGTGGCCTCGGAGGCGAACTGTGCCCACTGGAACTGGAGTGAGCCATTAGCGCCAGGGATGAGGATGCCCTCGATCATCAGGTAATAGCCGGTCCCCACCCCGTTGGTCCCAGCCGAGAGGGTGTCGGTCCATGCCTGCTTCGCGGGGTCGGCGAGACCACCGGCCCTCGGGCGGTGCACAGCTCCATAGGACCCGCTGGAGCTGGACGGCACGGTGAACTTCCATTGCAGATCGCCCTCGGACGCCCCGGCACCGCCGTCGTAGAAGATCATTCCGGACACCTGGTAGATGGCACCCGAGACTAGGCCGGTCAGCACCAGGCTCGTGTCGTTGGCCAGCGTGGTGTCTGAGGCCCGGCCTTCATCGGTGGCCTTGCGGGCCGTGACCGGGAGCACGAACTGGGTTGCCGTGGCGTCTTCGATGGCGGTATCCACGGCCTCGGCCAGCGCCTCGATCTGCGCGGCACCGTCCGGCGCGTCGGTCTCCTCCGGGTAGGGCAGGCTGAAGTTGGTGGTCGTGCCCATGGGCCTGCTCCCCTAGCTCGGGTTCACGATCTTGCCCAGCACGAGGATGCTGGTCTGCTGCCGCAGCACTGCCACGACGTCGCCGGGGCTGGGTGAGCCGGCGGACGCCAGGATGGTGAAGGCGGTCACGTCGCCGCCGTTCAGGGTGATCACGTAGCCGTTGATGGCGTCCCAGGTCTTGACGGTGGCCCGGCCGAGGGTCGCACCGGCCCGGGGCTTCTGGGCCGCGAGCCGGGCCCGCCGCAGGCTCTGATCCGCCATCTACGCCACCTTGATCCGCATCCGGGAAGGGTCGTGCACCGTCGCGGTCCAGGGGTCGGTGGCGTTCAGCGGGATGGTGATGGTGTCGATCACCATGGACGTGTCCGGCGCTGACCCTTTCCCGTAGGTCACCTTGAGCGGGTCCAGTGGCTCCAGCGCCGGGTTCGGCACCGCCGTGAGGTTCGCGGTCAGCGGCAGCGTGATCGCCTTCTGCAGCAGCAGCACGGCGGCCGCCGCCGCGGAGTCGTAGCTGGTGACCAGCGGGTTGGAGAACGTCAGCGGCACCTGGCCGTACGGCCCGTAGTAGTAGGTGGGGCTTGACGGGTTGTTGTCGTAGGCCACCGCGAGCGGCGCGTCCGTGGTGCCGGAACCGCTGGAGGTCACCACCACGGCGTTGTTCACGCCGTCGCGGCTCAGTGTCCGGTCCGCCGAGATCAGCACGCCGCCCTTGCCGGCCCCGACCGTCCAGACCGGGGAGGCGGGGTCCGGCGGGCTGGTGATCACGAGGTGGCCCTGGTAATCCCAGTACATGACCTTGCCCCGGGTCGTCACCAGGTCCGCGAGGAACCCGTGCCGGTCGGTGTCCGTCACCTGCGGGGAGCCGAGCTCGTCGCTGCTCGCGTCGTAGTCGAAGCTGATCGTGGCGGCCGGGTAGACCTCCAGCACCAGGTCATTGAAGACCGTCTGCACTGTGTCAGTGGCGCTGTAGCTTCTCGGGCTGGGCAGTTCCGCGTCGATGATGCCCTGCATCCGGTCAGAGCCGGTGATCTCCAGGTTCCCGTCCGGCGCTGTGGCCTGCTCCACGGACTGGATCTTGAAGTAGCCCTGGCCCACCCAGGTGGTGCTGCCGCCGAGCACCACGCCGCGCTCGATGTACAACTCCGTGCCGTACGGCTGCAGGAGGCTGCGGCCCGGCCGGGTATCCCAGCCGGTGCCGTCGGTGGTGCAATCCAGCGCGCCCCGCACATCCGCCGTGGCGTCGAGGGTGACGTCCCCGCCGACGATGCCGATCACGGTCCCGGACGGGCTCACGCCCTCCTGGTAGGAAGTCAGCGCGGTGGCCCGGACGGCGATCAGGTGGGAACCGGTCACGGCCGTCAGGAACGCGTCGGAGACAGGGCGGATGGGGGAGTCACCCCTTCCGGTGTTTCCCGGGTTCCCGCGGCGGTCAGCGGCCGGTCAGGAGATCACGACATCGGAGGGCGCACCGATCAGGGACACCACGTCCGCCCATGTGGACAGCGCAACCGCCAGGTCCGCCCAGGTGGCGTAATCGCTCACCGCTGTTTCCCACGTGCCGGTGATCGGGGCCACGTCCGCGGCCGGCGGCGCGACCTCGGTCAGCGGGATGGTGGTCCACCGCATCGACCAGGGCACGCCGCCCCGGGTCTCCGTGGTGTCCCCGGCCGCGTAGTAGCCGCCGAGGGGGACGAGGTAGTCCCCGGGGACCTGGAGCAGCAGCACGTCCCCGGTGGACAGCAGGCCGGCCAGGTCCGCGGTGTCCTCGTCGGAGTCCGTCTCCACCGTGAGGTCGAACTGCCGCCCACCGCGCACCACGGCCACGGCCACCTGGAACGACCGGCCCAGCACTGTGAACGTGGTCCCGTTCGCGGGCCGGGTGATGTCGCCCGCGTCGGACAGTTTCACGGCCCGGTTCAGGAACGGGTAGCGCAGGTTCTTGAGAAGCACCTGGCCGGCCAGATCGGGGGTGATGGAGTCGGTGTAGACGCCGGTGTCCGGGGTTACCCGGTAGTAGTTCACCGCGTCCGGGGTGAACTCGTAATCGCTCACCGCCGGTGCGGTGGCCGAGATCGTGACGGCGGCCGCGCCCCGGACCGCGGCCCACTGGACCTGGTCGGCGCTGCGCTCCACGAGCCCGGTCGCGTCATGCCCGAGGGCGGTCCGGACGGCGGTCATGGACAGCAGCACGCGGAACAGGGTGCCGTCGTAGCTGCACATGCTCGCCGCGGTCAACGCCGGCCCGTCCCCGCACTGACCCGCCGGTTGAACTTGCGGTCCGACCGCTCGATGCGCCCGTCGATCACCCCGAGCAGCTCCCCGGAGTCCAGGTAGAGGTTCCCGGTGAACTGGCCGCCGTCGCTACTGCCACCGCTGGCCGCGTCCCGGACGGCCTGCGCCACGTCCGCCGGGAGGATCATCTCGCGCTTGTGGACCACGGCCGGGGCTGTCGCCGGAACGAACCATGACCCGGTCCGGTATGCGGCGAGGCCGGGCGCGCCGCCGTGCAGCGCGTCCAGGTAGGCGGCCCAGTCCGCGATGTCCAGGTTCCCCGTGGGCACCGCGGCTGTGGTACCGGTCTTGCTGGCCGTCTTCGGGGCTTTCGCGAACGACGCCTTGCCCGCGGTCCACAGGTTGATGTGGCGGATGATCTCCTGGTCCGCCCTGATCCGCCGCGCCAGGCTGGCCGCCTCGCCGGGCAGGTGCTCCTTCTTTGCCGCGGCTTCGGTGGCCTGGAGCACCTTGACCCGCGAGCTGAGCTGGTGCCGGTAGGCGCGCTCGGCGGCGAGCGTGTGGTTCAGGCTCATCAGGTGCTTGTGGTCGGCCGCCGCCAAGGCCGCGTAGTGCTTGCGCCTGGCCGCCCCCGTGCCGGGCGCGGTGGCCAGCAGGTGCTCCTGATGCCAGCGCTTGCTGGTGCTGGCGACCTCGTGGTCCAGGACGCCCTTGTGCGGCCTGCGCAGCAGTTCACGGCCGAGTTTGGCCAGGTCCGTGCCCTTGGCGTACCCGGCCAGGTGACCGGCTGCGACCTTCATCGACGTGACCGCGTCGAGGACGTGCTCGCCCCCGGCGAACTTGACCAGCTCCGGGCCACGCTCGCCGACCCACGCCCAGCCCTTCCGGGCACCCCCGGTGCCCTTCGCGTACCAGTTGAACGCCGTCTCGTGCGCCCAGGCGTTCAGTGGGGAGCCGTACCGCTGGGCGATGTAGCCGAGGCCCCAGCGGATCTGCGTGGCCGCGTTGGTGAGCCAGTCAGCACCGGCCGAGGCCATCTTGTCCGCCGGGAGGGCCTGCGGGATTCCGTATGCGCCGCTGCTCGGGTTGGTGGCGCGGTAGTTCCAGCCCGATTCGCGGGTCCAGAGCTTATTGAGCGCGTCGAACTGTGGGCCGGTCCAGCCGAGCACCGCGGCCATGGTCTTGCCCAGGTTCACCGCGCCGCCGCTGGACGTGCCTCCGCCGCCGCCGAGGCCGAGGAGGCTCAGCAGGCCCGAACCCAGGCCGCCGAGCGCCCGCAGCGCCTTGCCGGGCAGCGCCTCGACTTCAACGAGGCCCTTCTTGACCAGTGCGCCGAGTGCGCTCGGGAGCGACCCGAACACCCGCTTGGCGATATCCAGGCCGTTCGTCACGGACATGCCGCGCAGCAGCCCCGCGATCAGGTTCAGGCCAAGACCGTGCATGACGGCCGACGGCGAGTGGATGCCGAAGAACCCCTTGACCGCGTTGATCACCGGGTCGACGATGTTGCCCTTGATCCAGCCGCCGATCCCGGCCATTTTGGCCCGGATGCCGCGCAGCAGCCCGAGGATGATGTTGCCGCCGGTGTCGAGCAGCCACGAGCCCGCCCGGCCGAGCAGTCCCAGGATCCGGCTGCCGATCCTGCCGACGAAGCCGGTCACGGCCGGCCACCTCTTCGTCAGGCCGTCCCAGAGGCCGGAGATGATATCCACGCCCTTGGACACCAGCCAGCCGCCAGCGGCCAGGAAGAACCGGCTTATCCGGCCCGGGGCGCCAAGCATCCAGGCCGCCAGCTTCGGCCAGCGGCGTTCCACCCCGTCCAGCAGCCCGAGCGTGACATCGTCGCCGGCCTTCAGCAGCCAGCGTGCCGCCCCGGTGAAAAAGTCGCCGATCATGCGCTCGGCCGGGCCGAACACGTAACCGAGGAACCGCCGCCACGCCTTGGCCATAGGCCCGAGCAGCTTGTCCGCGAAGTCGAGCAGCGGCGCGAACGCCTTCAGGATCGGGATGTGCTCGACAACGTCAGCGAGGCCCTTGAACAGGGTGCCACCCTCGCCGCCGAACGGGATCGTGATCGCGGTGAGAATGATCCCGAGCAGCGGCTCCCACGACTTCTGGAGCACGTGCCACCAGGTCACCGGGTCCAGCAGCGCGCCGACGAACCCGATGGTGAACTCCAGCGCCCACGCGGTCGCCTTGCCGCCAAAGTCGGCCCAGTTGACTTTCCCGATCGCGTCCAGCAGGCCGCCGAGCACCTTCGCCGGGACACCACCGAGCACCTTGCCCCAGTCCACTTTTGACAGTGCGGAACTGAGTCCGCTGGCAACGCCTGCGGCCTGCCTGGGTGCGGCCTTGGTCATCCCGCCGTAGAACGTGTCCAGCTTCGGCGCCGCGACCGCCGGCGCCGCGATGGGGCCGGAGCTGATGTGCAGCAGGTCTGAGGAGTTCACCTTGACCGGCGCGGGCTTCCACTTGCCGGGCAGCAGCGGCGACGGCCGTACGCCGCTGTCCTCGATGTGCCAGATGTCGGACCAGGCGACCTTCTGCGGCTTCGGCTTCGGCGCTTTCTCCAGGCCGAGGAACCGCATCAGGTCCGACCAGTCCTTCTCGATGGACTTGACCGGGATGACCGAGCTGAAAACCTTGCCGATCTTGCTGGCGGCGGCCTGCGCCCCGGGGACGACCGTGGTGGCGAGGAAATGGGCGAACTTCGTCACCGGGGGCAGGAGCGCCAGGCCGATCCGGATGCCGATCACGTCGAGGTTCGAGCGCAGCAGCGCGAACTGGGCCGCCGCGGTCTTCCGCTGCTCGGTCACCGCCGGGCCGAAGTTCCCCATGGACTTGTTGATCTGGTCCTGCTTGCGCCTCAGCACGTCGTAGTTGTTGATCAGCGTCAGGATCGCCGAGGACGACCGGCCGCCACCGAACGCGTGGGAAAGCAGCTGGGCCTGTTCGGACAGGCTCAGCCCCGACGCGTCCAGATGGCTTTTGAGCAGCCCGATAGCCCCGATGATCCCCTGCGGGCCGCGCATCGCGTTGGCCAGCTGCAGCCCGGTCAGCCCGATCGTCGCCAGCTGCTTGGACGCCACAGCCGACGGCGCCCCGAGCAGGGACAGGGACATCCGCAGCCGGGTCGCCGCAGAGTTCGCCGGGATGCCTTCGTCGGTCATCAGCGCGAGGGCGGCACCGACGGACTTGAGGGACACCCCGAACGTCCGCGCGCTGGGCAGGATGCCGGTCCCGATCGCGTCGATGAAGTCGGTCATCCGCATGTTCCCGGCGCCGATGATCGCGTTCACGGTGGCCGCGGCCTGCCCGAACGACTGTGCGCCCTTGATCCCCGACCGCCATGCGCCCGCGATGGCGTTCGTGGTGTCCTCAAGGCTCGCGCCACCCACCGCCGCGAGGTCCGAGGCGGCCCGCAGCGCCTTCATCGCCTTCACGTTGTCCAGGCCCACGGACTTGAGGTGGTAGAGGCTGTCCGCCAGCTCCTGCGGCCCCTGCTGCGTCTTCGTGCCGAGGTTCAGCACCTCGGCCGACAGCAGTTTCACGTCCTTCCGCGTGCCGCCAGCCTGGGTGCTGATCTTCGTCATCGACGTCTGGAACTCGGTGGCCGCCTTGACCGACTCGACACCGATCACGACCGCCGAACCGCCGATGGCGGCCCCGGCGATGGCAATACTCTTGCCGAGTTTGGAGATCCGCGATTCCATCTTGGACGCCGACATACCAGCCCGGTCAAATGCGCCGCTGGCATGATCAACGCCGACCAGTTCGTACAGGACGCGCTGGGCTAGGGCCATCAGCTTGTGTGCCCCTTTCGCGCTTCCTCAGCCGCCAGCCGGTCTTCCTCGTCAAGCTGAGCCTTTGCCATCCATTCGGACAGTTCGGCCGAGGAAATGCGGGCCAGGAGTTCCGCTACTGTGCATCCGAGTCGCTCGGCGAGGTCGAAGTAGAATCGCCGCTCTGGGCGGCGTCGGAGTTTCCCGAAAGTTCCTCGATCTCCTCATCGGACAGGCGCGACAGCCTGGTGGCGACATCGACAACCCGGTCCAGCGCAGCGCTGGACTTCCGGCCAAGCGCGGCGACATCATGGTCGGTGAACAGGCGCTCTCCCTGCTCGTCCACGATGGAGCGCGCGGCGAGCTTGGCGTGGGTGTTGGCCAGGTTCACCGCCAGCTCGGTCCTGCCGCGGATTCGCTTACCCTCGGCGTTATGCACGGGGCGTTCTTGCCTGCAAGCCGCCTCGAATGAATTGCGTTCCTCGCCATTCAGGCCCTTAACGCGAACCGTTCCGCCCCATTCCGGTACGGGCACGTCCTCAAATTCGATGTCCTGGGCTTCCAGGATCTGATCGCGGGACAGGAGCACAATGCAGCCTTTCAGCGCGGGGAGGATAATCAGGGTGAGCGTGGCCAGGATGGCGGCGCTCACCGGGGTCAGGTGATCTCGCGCGTTATGTCGCGCACTACCTTTGCCGCGGCCAGCCTCGAAGTGACTCCGAGTTTGCGGACCACCCGGAAGAAGTACGGGTGTGACTCCTGGGTCACCCACACGTCATGGCCGTAGACCGGGTGTCTCCATGGACGGCCCCACTTGTCCGGGATGCCCTCCATCGCCTGGGGCAGCCGCTTCTCCCCCTCGGGCATCCGCTTGGGATCCACCAGGATCTGCACCGACGCGGAGCTGCCCACGGTCCGGACCTTGATCCGGGTGGCTTTCTGGAGCCGCCCGCGCAGCCCGGTGGACTTCGGCCCCCTGGCCGGGATGGCGGCGATCGACGCCCGGACCGCGGGCACCATCGGCGCGGCCGAGGCGCGCAGGTTGCGGGAGAACGAGCGCCGGACCGCCTTGTCCGCGCCAGCCTTCCGCAGCTTCGCGGAGACGACCCGCAGGTCGGTTCCGGTGGCGCGGAATGTCAGGCTCACGACGGCACTGTCACGTTTTCCTCGGGCTCCAGGGTCACCGCGAAGGTCAGGTCGATGGTGGCTGGGTTGCCGAGGGACGCCATCTTCTCTGCGGCCAGCACCTTGACCGGGAACACGTCCATTCCCTGCCCTGCGACATCGCCCTCGGGGAACACGACGATGAAGCCGGCCGTGTCGCGGGGCAGCAGGGTCCGCACGTCAGCGGAGGTGCTGTCGGCGTACATGCTGATCGTCGGGCCGTCGGCGGTGACGAGGCCCGGGATGTTGGGGGTGAACCGGGACGCCAGGTCCGGGGTGTCCACCGCGCTGGAGGTGAGCCCCCAGTTGCCGAACCCGGCGACTTCCGGCGTCAGGTCGGTGCCGGCGTTCAGCTCGGTGCGGGTGGGCGCGGCGATGCTGGCGATGGCCGGGCAGTAGTAGAAGTGGCGTACACCCTCCGGGATGTACCTGAGTGAGCCGGCGATGGGAGTGGCGGCCATCGGTTACTCGCTTTCCTGGTTGTCGCTGCTGTCGTCATCACCGGCGATGCCGGCCTGCACGTCCGAGGCCCTGAGCGCGGCCGGCTCCCGGATACGCTCAGGTGTGGGCTCCGGGGTCTCGTCCAGGGGCGCCCAGCCGGCCGCGTAGTGGTAGCCGAGGGACGAGCGCGGGACCGTGGCCACGTTCCCGTTCCCCGGGTGGATGATCTTCGTGAAGCCGGGTGCTGGCATGGGGCGGCTCCTAGTTCAGTGAGATGCAGGCGGCGCTGACTGAGGTGACTGAGGACAGGGCGAACGTCGCCAGCCCCGTCGTGGGGTCCTTGTACCGGGCCGCAGGCAGCGGGAAGATCTCGTCCGCCCCGGTGGCGACCGTGAACGTCGCCGAGGCCGCAGCCACCGCCATGCCATCGACGGTGATCGAGGCGGGAACGGTGAAGGTGACCGTCAGCGTCCCGCCCGAGCCGTTCTTGATCAGCAGGCCGAGGCCCGCGCCGCAGGGCGTGGTGTTCGCCGTGGTCGCCAGGGCCGGGCTGGAACCGGACGTTTTGTAGCTGATGGCGGCCCCGTTGTGGGGGAAACTCTGCACGGTGAGCACTGCGCCCATCGGGACTCCTCGGGTTGCGTGGTGGCATGGCAGACGGCAAGCCAAGGGGCGGCTGGCCAGGGAGAAGAGGGCTGCGCTAGCGGCCGGTGTAGGCGTCGCAGTCCACGGAGAACTCCACGACGGCCCTCATGCCGTCAGCGGGCTCCTGGAACAGCGACGAGGCGCCCATGCTGGCCCGCATCACCGCGCCGCCCAGCTTCCGGTCCGCCGCGATGGCGGCCCCGCACGCGGCGAGAAGCTCGTAAGCGCGGGTCCGGGCGGCGACCACGTCACCGGTGCCGGACAGGCTCATCGCCGCGCACCGGATCGAGTACTGCTCCCGGTCGGGCAGCCCGGCCAGGCCCTCAGTGACCGCCTGGCCTTCCACGGCCAGCTGGTCATTCTCCATGCCGTGCCAGCCGGCGATCACGGCGTCCACCGCGCCCGAGCCGGTGACCACGGGGCCGTCGCGGATGTCCACCGGGCTGGCCAGGTCCGGGCTGGCCCGGAACGCGGCGAGGAGGCCGGCCAGAGCGCCCGGCACAGACGAGGACCAGCTCATGCGGTCACCTCGTGGCCGAGCTTGCCGCAGCAGCTTTCGGGCAGCTCAGCATGGTCCTCGTGGGGTACGACGTACTGGGCGCTGCCATCGCAGGCGACCAGTTCACCGGCTGGCCACGTGGACGGGCGCGGATCCTGGCCGGCAGGTACAGCGATCCGGTCCAGGGCGTAATCGAGCAGCACCGCGCCACACCAGGCGCAACGCTGGCGGAGCTGGCTGCCGACCTGGATGTCAGGTCCTGCGATGTGGATGACGGGCATCAGGCCACCACCGGTCGCGGCGGTCCGAGATACTCCTTCGCCTTGTTCGGCACGGTAAAAGCCGACACGGACCGGACGCGCACTTCCTCGGGGCCGATCACCCCGGAGGACACGGTGCCGCCGCCGCGCTGACTTTCCCACGCGTGCTGCAGGACGACCAGGGCACCCTGCCGGTAGTGGTCGGGGATCACCTGGTAGCCCGCGAGGTAGGTGACATCCACCAGGCCCCTGACCGGCAGGGCGCCCATCACGCGGACCAGCCCGGACTCGCTGACCCGCATCTGGGTGACATCCCAGGTGGTGGCGCCGTCCCAGCTGGCCACGGAGACCAGGGAGATGACGGGGGCCGACCAGACCCGGAACCTGCGCGCGCCACGGTAGCCGGCCCGGCACAGGTCGATCTCATCGGTGATGGACCGGCGGGCGATCACCTCGTGCTTGTACAGCTCCACGGCCCCCGTCGCCGCCGCGACGAAGCCTCGCAGCTCGTCGTCCTCGCTGGTGTCGGCGGGATCCATCCGCAGGTGCTGCTTCGCGTCGGCGAGTGAGACGATCGCCATCCACGGGGTGGGGCTGACATCGAACTCGTCGTCGTAGGCGGTGACCGGGCCCGTGGTTTCCGCGTGAAGGGTGTGCCGGCCGGCCATCGTGGTCTGGTAGGCGAGCCGGTACTGGCCCGGGACGGCATCGTCGGTGATCGCGGGGCTGGCGGTGGTGCCGTCGGGCAGGGTGATGACCAGGCTGGCCGTGTCAGCGTGGGTGAGCGTGCCGGTGGCATCGAGCACGTCGAACGCGATGGGGTACACGGCGCCGGAGCCGATCACGGGCGGCCTCCCTCCGCGTGCGCGAGCATCATCTGGCCCTGCTGTGACCTGGCCGCCGCGGCCTGCCCTTGTCCCTGTATCGCCTGCGGGAGCGCCATGATCCCGGTCACCGCCTGCGGGATGAGGAGCTGCCCGGCCAGGGCGGCCGGCAAGGGCATCTGGGCCGCGACCGCGGTCCCGTATGCCGCTGGCTGCGACACGGCCACGCCGCCGGACGCGGAACTGAGCCCGGCGGCGGTCCCGGCGAGCGCCGCGGCCAGGAACGCGCCGGATGCGCTACTGGAGGCCGCCGCAGTTCCAGCCACGCCTGCGGCCGGTGCCAGGACCCCGCTGGCCGTGCTGCCACCAGCCGCCGTGCCGGCGGCCGTCAGCGTCGCGGCCACGTCGCCGCTAGCGGCCGCGGTGCTGGCCGCCGAGCCGGTGATCACTGCGGGTGCGAACACGCCCGATGCGGTGGACGTGGCAGTGGCCACGCCGTCGACCGCACCCGGGGCCAGGATCAGCGCCCCAGCCGTAATGCTGGCGTGGCTCGCGGAGCCGGTGAGTGCGACCTGGCCAGCGGTGGTCAGGTCCCCAACTGCGGCTGACGCGTCCGGGGCGTCTCCCGAGAGTTGCGCATAGCCGAACAGCAGGGTCCCGGCCGCAGAGCTGACGGCCACGGCGGACGCGCCTGCTTCCAGGGCAGCAGTGGTGACCCCGGACGCGGCCGAGCTGCTAGCCGCGCGGCCCGCTGTCAGGTAGTCCACGAGCCCGGCCGCCGCCGAGCTGGCCGCCGCGGTGGCACTGGCGGCCAGCGCCTGGGCCGGGCCGCCAGTGGCAGTGCTGGTGCTGGCGGCCGGGCCGGCCACGGCCAGAACCCCGGTCAGGGTGCCGGCCGCCGCGCTGGCCGAACCGGCCGTCCCGGAGGTGGTGTAATCCACGAGCCCGGCTGCGGCCGTCGTGCTCGTGGCCGTGGCCGCCAGCGCCGCCGGGACAAACAGCAGGGCGCCTGGCGCGGACGAGGTGGCCACCGCGCTGCCGGTGGCAGCCAGAGTCTGGCTGATGTCCCCGGCCGCAGTGCTGGCCCCGCCCGCGCTGGCCGCCGCGGTGAGTACCGAGGTGAGCGCACCGGCCGCCGAGCTGCTAGCGGCCGCCGAACCGGTGGTCCGGTAGTTCAGGAACCCGGCCGCGCTGGAGGCGGCAGCGGCCGCTGCCGCCAGCTTCGCCGGGGCGAACAGCAGCGTCCCGGCTGCGGCCGGCATGTTCGCGGCGCTGCCCATCGCGGCAAGCACCTGCGTGGCAGCCCCGGCCGCGCTGCTCGTGGCAGTCGCGGTGCCGGTGATCACCGCTGGGAGGAACGCCCCGGTGGCCGCGCTGGTGCTGCTGGCCGTTGCGGCCACCGGGAACGTCCCGGCCACGCTGCCCGCAGTGTGGCTGCTGGCGCTGGCCGAGCCAGTCACGGCCAGCGCCGCCGTGGCGGTGGCGGTGGTGGCCGAGGTGTTCGCAGCGGTCCCGGCGGTGGCGTAGATCTCCCCCGGGGCGCCGGTCGCATCCGGGCTGTTCGCCGCGGACCCGTCCAGCTCCCACGTCGTATTCGCCGGGGTCAGGTCACCCGATGCACTGCTGGACCCTGCGGCCGTCCCCGCCGCCGGCCAGGAGATCTTGATGCAGGCAACGATGACTTCCCACGCCAGCGAACTGCCCAGCGCGGCCGACGCGGTCTGCGCGGTCGTCGCGGCCACCGTCTTGTAACTGGTGGACCCGTGCACCGACCCGGACACATTCGACGCGCCGCCGCCCACCCCGGGCGCGTCGAACCCGGATGCGGCGGTCCACACCGGCTGGGTGGACCCGGCGTTGGAGATGAACGCGATCAGGGTCTCGGCCGCCTGGCCCAGGGTGCCGCTGGTCGCGGACGGCGCGGTGCTGGTCCCGGCCGCGGTGACGCTCGGGGTGGTGTCCACCGCGGTGGCCCGCGGCTCCGCGACCGCGGAGCACACCATCCCGCCGGACGCCCCGGACTTGGACACGGTGATGATGTCACCGGCCTGCAACGCCGTGGCGATGGCCCCGGAGTAGTAGCCGTCGTTCTGGCTGGTGGTGACCGACTTGCGGAACGTGTACGTATTGGACCGGCTGTCAGCCACCCCGGTGATGCCACCGGAGCTGGAGCTGCCGAACACCGCGATGACCGACCCGGCGGGCACCGGCACCGGCACGGTCAGCGGGCAGGTGGCCAGGGCCGAGCTGGCACCGTCGCCGCACACCCACGGGACGGTGGGCGGCAGGTAGGCCAGCGTCTCGGTGAACGTGACGAAGCTGTCCCCGGCATTGCCCGAGGTGGGCGCGTCGATGGTATAGGTCACGGTGCCGGACGCCATCGTGCCCGCGTTCCTGGTGTACACGGTGACCTTGAGCCGGTCCCCGTCGTTCAGGCTGACCGCCGCGGGGGTCCGCGTCGCGGACCCGGACGTGGCCGCGTCGGAGGTGGTGAACTCGGTCCCGGTGATCGCCTGGTCGCTCACCAGGGTGCCGAGCACGTTCCCCTGACCGTCAGTGCGCTCGATCTTGATCCCGGCGCACGCGTTCACCGTGGACAGCGACTCTTTGCCGCGGATGTTAACGGTGATGGCACCCGAGATGGACACGGCGGCGAGCGGCGGGCTCAGCCACACCAGCGCGGTGCCGCCCGCGGTGTAGGTGGCCTGAATGTCGGTGCCGGACGCGATGGTGGTGGTCGCGACGCTGACCGAGGTGGTGCCGCGCACCGGCCACAGCGCCAGGTTGCCGGACGCCACCAGGTCGGACGCCATGTTGCGCAGGAACAGTTGCGTGGACACGGCCGCCTCCCGTTCAGCGCAACAGCACCGCCCGGGTCCTGGGCTCGGTGGCGTGCCCGGCCAGCAGCAGGTCCAGCGGCTTGAGGAATGCGGTTGCCTTGACCGACCGGGCCAGGCACTCCGCGCAGCAACTCTGCCCGGCCGCGAGCATCAGGGCATGCGCGCCGCACAGCCAGCACTCCCGCTCGTGCCGGTTCAGGCACCACCGCAGCCAGTACGACGCCGGGGTGTGCCCGCACTCGACCGCGCCCGGCCCAACTCCCCTGGCCTGGCACGGGTGCATGCGGGGCACCTTGAGATCGGGCAGCGCCGGGGCGATGGAGTGCATCACCGGGGCGCGGCGCAGGGGTACCGCCCCCCGGCTGGCCGGCACGTGGCTCATCTACACACTGCAGGTGAACGACGCTGCCGCCGCCTGCAGGCTGTCCCCGCTGATCGGGGTGCGCGCGGTGCCGAGCAGGAACGCGATGTGCAGGTTCGCTGCGCCCGAGCTGGCGTCGCACAGCGCACCCCAGGTGACCGTCGTCCCCGGGCTGGAGCTGGTCGGCCCGAAAGTGATCGTGTTGGAGTTGGAGATCACCGACGGGCTGGCCGAGCTGGGCGTGCCCACGGTGTAGCCCTGCCGGCTGTACCCGGACGCGCCGTACTCGGCGATGGACGACGTGGACACCCAGGTGTTGTCGAACGACCCAGACGCGGCGTTCGTGGACAGCGCCAGGTTCGGTGCGGTGCCCGAGGTGGACACCGACGACCCGCACGCGGCCTGCAGGGCGCGCTTCTCGCTGTATTCCAGGATCTGCCCGGCGCTGATCGTGCTCACGTGCCCACCTCACGGAAGTGCTCAGCGAAAAACCCGGGGTCGATGGAGGTGCGGCGGTCGTTGCCGAACTTGTCCACCCAGTCCACCTGGACCAGGCCGCGGTCCTCGTCGTGGCCGTGCAGCTCCACAAGCGTGCCGTGCGGCATGTCCAGGTCGGCCATGGTCAGCTCGCCGTCCTGCGCCGGGTGCTGCGGTGCACCGGCCGCGCCGTGCCGGACCGCGGAGCGCTCCTCCAGCGGCGGCGCACCCGGATCCGCGTGATGCTCACCCAGTCCCGCCTCAGCCGGGTGCTCAAATAGGTACTTGGCCATCGCTGGCACCCTTCCTGGCGGGCTGACCCGCCACCTTGAGGACAGTGGCCACGCCGCTGGCCATCCGCTCCCGCCGCCACGTCTGGTAGGCGGCCTGGTCGTGCGGGCCGTTCGCCTCGGCCCCCGATGCACTAGCCAGAGCGCCTACCGCAGCGGGGCGGGGAGGCTCTCCGGCTCTTCCCTGATAGTGGGATGGGTGATGTACAGCACCGCCCCGATCTGGGCGTTGGCGCCCACGTCGGCGATGTTCAGGCTCAGGTACGGCTTCCCCGCGGGCATGTCGTCCGCCCGGACGTGGATCACCGCGATCTGCTGGTGCTCGGCCGAGGTGCCCGCGCCGCCTGGGTCGGTGACCGTCGCCGCGGCGCCCTGGGTTTTCTTCGCCCACGTTTCCGTCCCGGCCAGCGCGGTCGCATCCTTCAGGTGGTAGTCGCTGACGACCGCGAGGTTAGCCGACGTGCCCCCGGTCGCCGCAGTGGAGGCGACCAGCGTCACCGCCGGGTCATCCCCGGCAGTTCCCGCGCCCTTGAACAGGACCACGTCCACGCTTTCCACACCAGACATGCAGATCCGCTTGCCGGTACTGGCCGCCACCGAAAGATCGGACGGGGCGACACCGATCGAGATGTCATAGTCTTCACCGAGTCCTGGCACCGCAGGCCTCCTTTGCTGCTGGGTATTTGGGTGTTCCCTGCTCAGGCCGTCTTCTGGCCGGATCTTGACTGCGCGGCCTGCTGGCCCTTCGCCGCCGGGGCCTTTGGCGCTTCGGTCTCGAAGTCCACGGCCAGCGGCTTCCACAGGTGCTCACGGCCCCTGGTGACCGGGTGTCCCTCGCGGGCCGTGGTACGGCCCTGCTGGAGCCAGACCCGCTTGCCCTCGAAGTCGAACGTGGCGGACGTGGCGGCCACAAGAACCTTGCCCTCGGCCATGGCGTTTTCCTTTCAGCGGGTGCGGCGGATGGGATGCCCGGCCAGTTCGCGGGGTACCGCGAAGCCGCCCCTGGAGTCATCGGACAGGCGCAGGCCGCCGGGCTGGCCCGGCGCGGCGCCGAGGTTCCCGGCCTGGACGTGGCGGCAGCCGTCGCATTCACCACAGGGACTGGTGACCCGGTCCCGCGTGCAGGCCCAGGAACCGTCCGGGCGGTAGGAGGCAGCGATGCGGTCAGGAGACAACGGGGGACACCTCCTGGCCAGGGGGTTAGCCGAACAGGAGCGCCTGGCCGCAGAACCGGGCCTGCTACGCGACGACAAGCAGGGTGAATGCCCGGTCGATGATCACGCGGCTGTTATTCCTCCAAATTGCCAGAATTCCCCGCTCGCCCGTGGGACGAGCCGTGGCCTGATCGACCAGGTGCGGCACGAGTTCCACGCTCATCCCGAGGCGATCGACGATCAGGAAGCCGCGGCCGAAGTCGCCGAGGATGATCACCTTGCTGCCCGTGGTGTGGGCGGTGGTCATCTCGGAGTTCTCGTAGGCCGCGTATCCCCGCAGCCGCGGCGGCTGGCCCTCGGACGGGCGGGCCCAGTCGTCACCGGCCGAGGACGCCTGCGCGGCCAGGAGGGCGCGGTAGGCGTTGTAGGCCGTCTTGCTGGCCATCCACACGGCCCGGGGACGGAACCGGGGAGCCGCGGCGTTCTCCAGCGCGTCCAGGTCCTCGGCCGCGAGAGCGCCCGAGCCGCCGGTCCCGCTCACGTTGCTGCCGCTGGACAGGGTGCCGATGATGCCGCTGGCGTTGGTGCCGGTGCCGTCGCCGAGCGTGAACGAGGAGCACTCCTCCACGTCCTTCGCGTCGGCCAGCAGCATCATCATCTCGGACTGCATGGCCTGCCAGTCCTGCTCGACCTCGACCGAGAACGGGATGAAGCCGGTGACCCGCTCGGCCTTGATCGTCGGCTGCGCGAGGGTGGGGTTGTTCTCCGGGACGGCCGACGCCTCGGCCGACCGGGTGACGGTGATCCCGGTGGAGGTGACCAGGTCGTACTCCTTGCCGGTGATCTGCACGACCCGGGAGATCGCCCGCAGGGGGCTGATAGCCGAATCGGACGTGAGGATGATCGTCGGGTCCAGCTCGAACGGCACCGCGAACCCGCCGTCCGACCCGGTGCCCAGCGACAGCGCCATGATCTCGTCCTGCGTGAGGACCGAGGTGGACACCCGCGCGACCGCGCGTCCCCACGCCCGCGCGTACACCGGGTTGCCGGTGGCCAGGATCCGCTTGGCCAGGGTGCCGTTCTCGTCGGGCACGCGGGCCAGCAGCCGCTCAACGGTGGCCTGCGCCCTCTCCCGGTCCGGGGAGCCGGGGAAGACGGCGCGCTCGACCGCGTGCAGCGCGTTGTCCCGGCACAGTGCCACCATCTCCTCGGCCGACCTGGACCGCTTACGCAGGTCATCGAGGTCGTAGATGGAGGTGTCCGTGCGGCCGTGGGTCAGCGCCGGGGAGCCGGGCGCGCGGTTCTGCGGGCCGCGGTATGCGGGCGGCACGCGCCCGGGCGCCTGCGCGCCGTCGGTGCCACCGTCCGGCGCGGTGTACCCGGCCGCGCCGCCGTCCACCCTTTCGCCCTGCTGGCGGGCGGCGATGGCGCCGAGGCGCTCCCGCCGGGCCTTGATGCCCTCCTCGTGGCGGGCGAGCAGCTGCGCGTGCCCGTCCAGTTCGGCGGTCAGCGTGTCCCACTCGGCCTGGACCGGCTCCGGGAACTCGCGGTCCCCGTGCTCGCCGCCGATCTCGGTCAGCCGGGCCTCGATCTCGCCGCGCCGGGCCGCCCGGTCCTCGATGCTCATGGTTGTCACGGTGTTTCCTTCCTGTACTGCGTGACCATCCGGGTGCGGGTGCGGCCCGGTACTGCCTGGTGCGGCGCTCTGCGCCGTGGCGGGAGTGGGGGGACTGGGATTGCGTGCCTGCGGGAGGCCGCCGGCGCCCCCTTCCGGCTGAGGGGCTGCGGTGTCCGATGGCTCCCAGTCCGGGTTGATGGCCTTCATGTGCGCCTGGAGGTGCGACTTCGCCGCCGCCTCGTTCGTCAGGCCCTGGGTCTGCGGCAGGCGCGACAGTGAGTTGCGGACCCCGGCCGCGTTCGGCGGCCCGGACGGCTGGTAGTGGTGCGGGAGGGCATGCGCCGCCTGGGTGGCGGGGTCCCCGGCCTTCTTCCCGGCGCAGATGCCGCTGTAGAACGCGGCCGGGTCATCGGAGGCCGCGCCGCTGGCCCACGCTCTGGCGGCGTCCCACGGGCTGCCGTCGGCATCGGCGGCAAGGATGCGGTGGCCAGGGCCGCCCAGGCTGGCCAGCAGCAGCGCCCGCTCGGCCTCCGGGAGGGCCTGCGCCTGCTCATCCGTGAGCCCGAAGTGAGCCCGGATCGCTGCCGCGGCGGAGTCCTGGCTTCCGTCGCCGCCCGTGTCATCGCCGCCGCCGTGGGCGTGGTCGTGGGAGGCGTCCATGGCGTGCTCGTGCATGTGGGAATGCATCGCGTCGCCGCCCTGGGAGCCGTAGGCGGGGTGCGGGTGGGAGTGGGCGCCGGCGATCGGCTCATGGCGCGCACCCGCGGCGTTCACGCCGGGCTCGGCGCGGGCCGCTGGCATGGCCGGGCACGGCGGCACCGGCTGCAGCGGCGTGCCGTCGGCCGCCCAGTAGTCGTGGTCGGTGTCGCCCTCAGGTGTCGAGTCGTCGTCGCCGTCGCCGTCGGGGTCGAACCGCACCGTGCCGTCGGGGTCCTGGACCCAGCCGTCACCCAGCGGCACCGCGGCCTGCGGGTGCTGCTGCGCGGACGCCTGGATGCCCGCGCCTGCTGCCGCCGCTCCAGCGCCGGCCGGGGCCGGGGTGCGCCCGGCGGGGATGATGCCGGTGATCAGCCCGGCGTCCAGCGCCTGCTCCGGCGTGTACCAGGTCTCGGCGCGCATCTGCTCGCGCCAGTCATCCGCGCTGCCGCCCGCCGCGTCCGCATACACCCCGGCGATCTGCGCGGAGGTGATGTCCAGCCGCCCGGCCATGTGCCGCAGGTCGTCGGCGTTCCCGTCGCTGACCGTCCAGGCGTCGTGGATCATGAGCTGGGAGGTCTTCGCCATCAGGCGCTGCTCGCCGGCCATCGCGATCACCGACGCGGCCGACGCGGCGAGGGAGTCCACGATCGTCGTGACCCCGGGCCGCGACGCCAGTGCCTGGTAGATCGCGAAAGCGTCGAAGACGTCGCCCCCGGGACTGTTGATCTTGACCTCTACCGGGCCGCTGACGGCGCCCAGGTCCCGGATGAAGTCCTGCGCCGTGACGCCCCAGAACCCGATCTCAGAGTAAATGAGTATCTGCGTAGGGCCATTGGCCAGGTTATTTATCCGGTACCAGCCATCCTCACTGTTACCCCGCGCGCGCCGAGATACGGGCATCAAGCATTCACCTCTACAATGGGATCGGCTCCGGCAGGAATGGGAGGGCACGAGTTATGGGCAATGTCCCGAAGTTGTTCGTTGAGCCCGGACAGGTTTCCGGCTTTCTGACCGTCGTTCGGGAGATGCGCTTCGCTCCCACGAAGGCGTTGCCCTACGGGCGCCGGGCCGTGCTGTGCCGCTGTGAGTGCGGCGCGGAGGTGACAACCGGTCTAGCTGACTTCTGCCGGGGCCAGATTGTGTCCTGTGGCTGCCATAAGCGCCGGGCAATTGCCGAACGCAACCGGACCGCTAATCCCGCGGTGACGCACGGCCTTGGCAAGCACCCGCTTTACCAGACTTGGCACAAGATGCTGGATCGTTGCGCGAATCCAGAGGCCCAGGATTACAAGCGGTACGGGGCACGCGGCATTCGGGTCTGTGGCCGCTGGCAGGATGTGCGGTCGCCCACTGAGCAGGCAGCCAACCGCCGGCCGCGCCAGCGTATTCCGGCTGCCTAACGCGCCGCGGCCGGGACTTTGCCGTTGGCGACTGCGGCACCGAGCGGGAACCGCATCACATCGCCGCCCCGGTGCACCGACAGGTGGGTGAACTCCAGCGGGGTGGGCGGCACCGGGCCGGGCAGCGGCTCGCCCGGGCCGGCGTAGGCCAGGGTGATGCGCGGCACCCACTCGCCGTGCTCGCTGGCGCTCAGGTCCGCGAGCCCGGCGCGCAGGGCCTCCCCGCCGGGCAGGTCCACGGGCGCGAACACCGGCAGTTTCCCGCCGGAGGAGTCCGAGGGCGGGAACACGGCCAGGCCTTCCGCGGCCCCGGCCAGCGGGGCGCCCACTCCAGCCGCCGCCTGCGCGGCCCGGCCGCAGGCCTGCGCGAACGCCTCATCGTCCACGTCCGCGCCGAGGTAGACGATGGTGATGTGGTGGTCGTCAAGACCGCCGGGGACGGTTGGGATGGTGCCGGGTACCAGGTCAAGCGAGATCATGCCTGAGCGGTCCCCGGGCTCGCTTCCGGCCGGGTAGCCGCCCAGAGCACGCGGTGACGCGGCCGCGATGGCGGCGTGGCCGCTGCCCGCCGCAGGCACCTTGCCGTTGCCGCTGCCATCGGGTGATGACGCGGCCGCCCCGGCCGGGGCGGCCGGGCTGTCGGCACCAGGTTCGGGGTGGGCCGGGCTTTCCGTCCCCGGCTGCCAGAGCTGCACCGATATGTAGCCACTGTGAACCAGGAGTGACCAGTCCGAGTTCGTGACCGCCAGCGTGGCCGACTCCGGGGTGAAACCGTCCCGGATCAGGCCGGTGATCGTCGCCGCCTGCTGGCTCTGGATACCAGCCTGATCGCTGGCATCCTGCCGCAGGAACGGGATCCGGTCGTCGTACCACAGGGACGCGCCGGGATCCGGGGCGCGCAGGATGGCCTGCAGCGACGCCGCCGCGTTGCCCCACAGGTGAGCCAGGGTCGTCTCGCCGAACAGGCGCCTGGCCGCCTGGAAGTTGCCCGCGTTCAGGGATGAGCCCTGCAGCCCTTCCGCGAACCCCGCGATCGTCGGGTGGACCCCCGCAGCTGCGGCGAGGCGGCTCTCAGCGCGGCCCTGCAGGGCCGCATAGTCCATGTCCTTGAAGGACAACCCGACCGTCACCGGGTCGGCGCCCCCGCCCAGGTACAGGGTGCGGAAAGCCTTCCGGACACCCTGGTGCTCTTCCTCGATCAGCTCCTTGAACTGCTTCACCAGATCAATGGTCACCGACGGGTCGAACTTGATGGCGATATTAGGGCTCGCGCTGTTCTCGAAGAACGCCCACTTGTGCCCGGTCGCGGCCTGGTCCCCCTGCAGTTCCTGCAGCACCGGGGTGATCCACGATTGCCCGAGAAAATGGAACCAGGGGTCCGGCACAGGGGCGAAGTGGCATAGCTCGTCCGGCAGGAAGATCTGCGGCTTTACCCCCGCTGGCGTGTACAGGTAGCCGACGACTTCGGTGTCCGCGGCCAGGGCCGGGTCGCCGGGGGCCTCGTCCGAGCCGAGGATGATCGTCACCAGGTCGGGGCGCAGCACGTTCAGCCGGTCCCGGCGCGTGCGCCGCACATAGGCGTTCCCCGCGAGGGAGTCGTGCAGTTCCATCCGGGCCAGCAGGTCAGGGGTGGTCCCGTTCGGCCACGGGGTCTCCAGCACGCTCAGCTCGGGTGTCCCGAACAGGTCACCGGGCTGAGACCCCTGGAACCGCGTCCACTGGAACCGGACCTGGGAGAACACCCGCAGCCGCGCCATCACCAGGGAGAACACCGGGCCGGAACTCTTGTACGCCGCGACCGCGGACGTGGCGACCTTTTCCCGGTCGACGCCGCCCATCGTGGTCTGCAGCCACGGGAAGGCCGGGTTGCCCGGGGAGAACCAGGACATGTACTCGTCCAGGTCCAGTGGGGCGATGCTGTTCCGCAGGCGGCCGCGGCCCAGCCGGGCGTTAACCCGTTCGGGCAGGCCCACGCCTCACCCGCTTCGCCCTCGTATCCTCCCGCGCCGACATCCAGCCTTCCGCGACCGCCGCGCCCGTCCACGCCAGCGCCAGCCATGCCAGCGCCAGCATCTTGAACGCCACCCAGCCCAGGGCGAACAGCAGCCCGGTGAGGACCACGAGCAGCGTCCGGCCCGGCCGGGCGGCCCGGGCGCGCTCGCCGATGCGCTCTACCGGGACGCGGTCCAGTGGTGTGCTGGTCATCGGGTGCCCTCCGGGACTCTCTCGGGCCAGTGCCAGGTGCCGCCCGGGTGCTCATCTGCACCGGCGGCCTTGTCCTCGGCGTGCGGGACGCCGCCATCGGCTAGAGAGTGGAAGAACAAGCCCGTCGGGTTGGCGACCATCAGGCCGGCCGTGCCGTCAGCACCGGGGTGCTCCGTGACCTCGGTGACGAACGCCGTCCGGCATTGCGAGGTGAACGCCTGGCTGCCGTCCGGGCGGACAGGCGTGCCGTGGGAGACGTAGTGAACTGTGCGTCCCACCGAAGGCTGCGGTGCCGTCATCGGCGCGTTTCCTCTCGGTCAGCCCCAGAGGGCGAACGGTGCCGGCGGCGCGGTGTCATGCTCCATGGCCCACGCACGGGCCTCATGGGCCAGCACGCCCGCGACCGCCCCGTCGATGAGCATCCCGTCGCCGCGCTTGGCCATCTTGAGATAGTGCGTCGCCAGCGACACATCGTCGCCCGGCCGCGGCTTCTTGCGGCTGCCCTTGACCAGCACGGCATTCCTGAAATGCCGGGTCATCGTCCCCGACCCGCCGTGGGTGATCTCCAGGTTCCCGAACGCCGTGGTGAACCGCTCGATCGCGGCGTCCATCCGCTGCTCGGCGTTGGTCGGGAACTCCACCACCCGCTCAGCGCCGAACCTCCGCGCCCACGTGTCCAGGTAGTCCTGCCAGCGGTACGGGTCAGCGAACATCACCGCGACCTGGTAGGCGCCGAACGTCTCGCCCACCACCCGGTCCACGTCGGCGGACGGGACGCGCCAGTCCCGGCCGACATCGGCAGGCCGTTCCCAGATCCCGATCTCGAACAGCCGGCCATCCGAGCGCCGCGAGGCGACCAGGGCGGTCGCGTCCCGGTACTTCGAGCCGTCGAACCCGAGCGCGACCGGCTCGCCGGGCGCCAGATGATCGTCAGGCCGCGCCTGCAAGTCCCAGCGGACCGGGTCCACCATGACGGACTCGCCGACAACGATCTCGTTCAGGAAGAACCGGCGCCGGTCCGCCTCGAGGTGCGCGGTGCTGCGCACCTCGTGCATGATCCGGCCGCGGATGTTGACCCAGCCGCCCCGCTCGGCCGCCGAGTCGCCGTACTGGCGCAGCAGCTCCCGGTACAGCGCCTCGTCGTCGTGCAGGTCGTCCACCCGCCGCGGCTCGACGGTGTCCAGGTAGACGCGCTCGTTCCCCGCCTCGGCCGTGACCTGCGCCTCGCTGCCCTCGGTCGGATCCCACGCGTTCGTGAGCTCCAGCCAGCGGCCGTCCATCCCGGCGATGTTCCGTTTCACCGCGCCGGCCAGCCGCCGGTAGCCGGCCTGCACGGTCCACAAATGGGACTCTGTCAGGCTGGCAAAAGTCATCCGCTGGCCCAGCCGGGCCCGCGCGCTCGCGGTGACCGGCTCGATCTCGCCGCCGGACGGCAACTTCACCCGCGTCTCGCCGGCGTCCATGCCGGGCAGGTCGGCCAGCGGGCCGAGCCGGATCATGTCCAGCAGCGGCAGGTACGTGTTGTCCGTCTGCTCTTCCGAGGTGCCCAGGCACGGGATGTACGGCGTGGGGTACGGGGCGCCGACCGGCTCGCCCGCCGCGTCCCAGCCGTCGAACCTGGCAGGGCCGAGCGCTTCCGCGAGGATGATTGCCGCGCCGAAGGGGTCTTAATTTGCCCCACTTCTGGGAACGGCGCAGTTGCGCGCCGTAAAAGTGGAGCCTGACCTCCTCCATGTCGATCCGGTAGAAGCGCAGCAGGAAGCGCCACATTTCGTCGGTGAGCAGGTATGGCTGGCCGCGCCTGTAGCCGTCTGGAATGACAACATTGGCTTCGACCCATTCCCCGATGGAATAACCGAGCGTCGGGAACTCACCCGGCTCGGCGGCCCCGCGCCACGGCATCAGACCGCCTTGATGCGCTGGCGGACATCCGAGGGCACCTCGCGCTGCTCACTGACCTCGTCGGCGACGATCTCCCACAACAGGAGGCGCATCGCCTTCGGCGTCAGGCCGAGCCGGTCCTCAAGCGCGGTCACCTGGGCCAGCAGTGCCGGCGACGCGTCCCTGTTCTCGGCCAGCACCATGATCCGGCACAGGCGCGCGACCGTCCGCGTCCAGCCGAGCCGTTCCCAGGCGACCGCCTGCGGGGTGTGCCATAGGTCGTCCCACGCGCGCCGTTCCGCAGTGTTGACGCGGCCCGGCAGTGGCCACTTAGGGGACTCCCCGCAGCGGCCCTCGGCCGGCAGCTTCACCGGGCCGGCACCGCGCTTGCGGACGGGATCGAACTTGGGGGGCGCCGGCATGGCCACCTCCCCTCATCCGATCAGCAGCAGTTGCTCTCCGCCGCCGCCGGCCGACTTGAGCGAATTGCACAGGAAGTGCGCTAGCTGGACATTTGCGCGGCTGTCGTCCCGGCTCACTGACCAGGGCACGATGTGATCGATCGTCGGTGCCTGCGGATGCGGGACGGCTTTGGTCATGGGGACGCGCTTGTGGCAGAGGCCGCAGCGGAACCGGTCGCGGGCGGCAATCTCGGCGAGTGTGTAGGGCTCACGGACGACGCTGTTGCGCTTCCTGCCACGCTCGCGCCGTCTGCGGTTCTTCCTCGTTTGCGCCCTGCAGTCATCGCAACGATTCCGGCTCGCCGGAATCTGGGCACCGCACGCGCACACATGCTCGGATACGTGCCGCGCCTGGCTGGCCTCTGCCCAGCTCAGCCGCTTGGCGTGGTCTGGGGAGCATGCGCGCTGTTTAAGCCTCCGGGCGGCGAACAGCGTGCTGCACCAACTGCATTCACGGATCCACACCTTGCACGCCGGCCATCGCTTCCGGCTCGACTCGCCGCCGTTTCCGATGTTCCCCTCGGAGCGGCGCAACGCCACGCCGCAGACCCGGCCGCACGTCCGCTGCCCGGGGTGGCTGGCCTTGTAGCCGCTTCCGCAGACCTCACAGGAGCGGCTCCGGGTGGGGCCACGTCGCCGGGGCGCGTTATTGGCGCATGTCCTTGAGCAGTACTTAGCGGCCCGCTGTGCCGACTGGAACCCGTCGCCGCAAAAGGCGCAGGTCCGCACGATAGCCAGACGCCGCTGGCGGTGAGCGCGGCCATCCTTGATGTTCCGGCACTTCGCCGAGCAGACCTCGGCCTTGTACTGCAGGGCCGAGATGTCCGCGCTGCAGATGACGCAGGCTCGCTCAGTGCGGCGCACCTCGCCAGGGTGGCGAGATGCCCAGTGGGCACAATTCTGATCGCACCACTTACGCGGCTTGGTCCCGAGAGACGGGGCAAGTTGCGTACCGCACGCCAGGCACGCCGTTGTCACACTGCCTTTATAGCGGGGGCCACTGACAGTTCAGGCCACCGTCTCAAACGTGGGAACTGACGGCGTCGCGAATCACG